CTGGGATGCTGTCCCATTTCCAGGCATCATCGGCGTACAACAGAGTTGAGATATACGCGCGGGGAGCTACGCTCAACAAAAATGCGGTCTCGATCAGAACTGTCACTGCAGGCGGCACGGTTCTCTCGTCTGTTGAGGTCCTGGGAGAAGGCCCAGCACGCGTTGAAGTATACCCAAGTCTGATGGTCTCCGGTGGCATCAACGTAGGCAGCGCTACCGGGGCAGGTACAGGACAGGTGAAGACGAGCGGTGACATTACGGTCTCCGGTGGTATCAACGTGGGAAGTGCTACCGGGGCTGGCACAGGACAGGTGAAGGCGAGCAGTGACATTACGGCCTCCGGTGGTATCAACGTGGGAAGTGCCACCGGGGCCAGCACGGGTCAGGTGCGGGCGAGCGGTAGTATACTCAGCGCCGGTGGCATCGCGGCTGGGAGTTCATCACAGTCTGTCAGCACAGGCAATGTCTGGTTCACAGGTACGCTACAGTCGTACAAAGGTGGTACAGCATATACCGTCTATGGGTACGTTCCATTATCTACAGTACTCACCCATGACAGTCTCAATGAAGACCCGATAAATGCTGGAAACTACACCATCGGACACTCAGGAAGTTCTGCAACATATAAATTTGGGTTCCCATCTAGTGCCAAGGCAATCATGGTACGACTCGCTGGGAAGTGGAGTTCTGCCAATGACTCTTATGCAGCGTACATGTGTTATACATCAGGGGCGGTTGGTGTACTCATTCGTGCTGAGGTAGCTAACATCTGGGATGACAACTTCGGGCCTGTAATGCTCGACAGCAACGGTATGTGTGAGCTCAAAGTTGTTGGCGCAAATATGTTGGCGATATACGTGGGGATAATAGGTTACTTCATATAATAAACAAGAGGAGAGCAATGTTCTTCGGACATCCTAGGGAAGAGCACCGCTATTGCAAGACGTGTCAGCGCACGACGCTGCACAGAGGTTGAAGTGTTGGAGAGGGAGCATCTATGCGCGTGTATCACAAAGAAGGTACTGAAATCACCACGCCGGACGGGAGGGTGGTGCGCCATCGCGTAGCCTTAGAGCGCATGGCGCGGCATCATCGGACGCAGAACTGTGAGAACCGCTACAGGGAGCGCATTTGGTTCAGCACACATTGTCCTCAACCATCACTCACTTTATGCTTACAGGAGGTCGCATGAAGTTACAGGATTTGGTCACAGCCGAACAACCTATAGCGCGGTTGATGGAGCAGAAGATGTCCGCCCTCACTGCCTACCGCCTGGCTTTGATTGCGCGTCAGATGGAGCCCTATCTTGAGGCGTTCAAGAAACAGCGCCTGGAGATTGCACGACGTTATGGCGAGGAGAGGGACGGACAGGTGACCGTGCCACCAGAAAGGGTGACAGAATTCTTGAATGAGATGCAACCCATTCTCGATGAGGAAGTGGAGATAAAATTCCGTCCTATATCCCCGAAGGACATAGACGGACAGATTTCACCACAGGACATCTACAGCCTCTGGTGGCTGTTCGACAATGAGGGTGAGTGACGACGTCAGGTAAATTTTCGTAACAGAAGATATAAATAAACAACATCACAGTCAACGTGCTATGAGAACAACACAGACGATGGTCGAACTTGCAAATATCAGAGAGCAACTCAACCAGATCGATAGCCGTCTCGCGCGTGTCGAGACATTGATGTCCGTGCATAACTCTACGTGCCCTTACCGCGAGGATATTGCACGCGCGCGCAACAATAATGACCGCATAAAGACGTTGGAAGAACAAATCAACGACATGCGCTTGACATCGGCACGCAATGGTGCAATGTTCGGCGGTGTTGTGGCATTAATATCGAACGTATTACCAACACTGTTGCGTGCCATAGGTATTATATGACTGGAGGTATATGTTATGGTAACCAACACGTTGCTCTGCATGCACTGGGCGCCGATGCATGCCGGACAGCAGGACGACAACTTTGCTATAAGGCTCAGCCCTCCGGTGATAAAGATAATGTTCTCCGGGGAGACAGTACGACGTGCCGATGTAGCACTGCAGGCAGCACAGAAGCTGCTCGTACTCAGAAACTATGAGATCAGTGAGAATCTCAAATGGGGTGGGCGCGGTCTGCGTGACCGCAAGCATGCACTTGAGATAGCCGACCGCCATTCCGATGAGTGGTTGCGCATCCTGAGCAAGAACAATTTATGGGATGATAAGTTGGCCGTCGAGGGTCTCAACGAGCCTCGAGTGTGGGCAGATGAGCCACCCGAGCTGTCTGCTGCGTATTACGCACGGCTGACGGCAAATATGGCATCATCGCGCGTGCGCGTCGTTGCGTTAAACCTTGGCGTGGGATGGCCTGGGAACGGACAACCACAAGAGCCGCCCGATTCACCGCCGATATGGAATCCATTCATCGAAACTATCGAAGCGATCTGGAAGTACAAAGGATTCCTGGGACTGCACGAATACTGGTATGTCAACGGCCCGCAGGAAAACTGGGGATGGTGGGCAGGACGTTTCCGCGCCTGTCCATGGGACGTGCCAATCATCATCACCGAGTGTGGGATCGACAGCCATGTCGTTCCAGGAGGCGACTATTATGGCTGGCAGGGCATGGGGCGCCCGGATAAGGCGCAAGTATATCTCTCACAGCTGGCGGCGTATGAAGCACAGTTGGTAGCGGATGGCCGTGTAATCGGGGCCACAATATTTACCTACGACTTCGAAGACAACCATTGGGCTACCTATTGCACACGCCCTGTGGAGTTCACGACACTGTGGCTAGCACATGCACAAAAGGTTCGCGATGGACTTTATGTAAATAACCCACCAAGCCCATGGCCGCTGCCTCGGTATAGCAAGCCAATATGGAAACCAAACGCACCGGCAGGTGTTCCACTGGCAAAGCATCTGTGGCCGGAAGGAGGGACACCAGTGCAGCCACAACCACAACCACAACCACAACCACAGCCACAAGACGTGTGGGGAAGTATTGAGATCACCAGATGGAAGGAGCTGTGTGAGAAGTATGGGAAACAATACAACATCGATCCAAGGATATTAGGAACGTTGATCGCGTTAGAGAGCAACGGTGATCCCAACGCCATAAGCCCATCAGGCGCGGTGGGACTCATGCAGGTAATGCCACGCGACGCCGGACAGCAATTTGCTAACCGTCCGACGAAACAAGAGTTGCTCGATCCTGACGTCAATGTACAGACCGGCACGTCAATACTGGCGTCAAACCTGGCTGCCAACGATAATAAACTGTTCCCCGCATTAGCAGAGTATTACGGAGGCCCTGCCGCCGCTAAGAACATGAAGAGTGAAGCCGCACAAACATATCTATCGAGGTTCGTTAAGCAGTGGCTCAGACTGTGGGGCACGACGCCCCCCATAGAGACCACAATCAGTCGCGATACGGTTGTGCATGCACGCTGGTGGTCGGAAGAGGCGACACGGAAGTTGGAGAGCGCATTAGAGCTGATAAGGGAGGCTCGTCGCGAGCTGGTAGAAGAAGTAACAACGAATCTTTACGACGTTGAAAGCGCAGTCGACTAGCTGGGTATGGAAGCGTTTCGCGTAGGAGTGATTGCAGACGTACATGTCGGTTCTATGTTCGGCATATGGCCGCCGGACATGCGCACGTCCAGTGGAGGGCTATACAAACTCAACCGTGGTCAGGAGTATCTATGGGAGAACTGGCTACGCATTGCAGAGGAAATACCCCCGCTGGACGTGTTGATATGGAATGGGGATATAGTAGACGGGAAACAACCAAAGGAAGGCGTTCGTTTCGTATTGGAGACGGACATAATCCACCAGGCAAAAGCCTTCCTTGAGGCGGCCAGACCGTTCCAGAAGAAGGTTGTTGGTGTGACCTATGTGACAAGGGGGTCGCGCTACCACGACGTTGAGGATTCCGCAACAGAGATGATTGCGTATACATTGAATGCACGCCAGAACGTTCATGGATGTTACAGCCATGACTGGTTGCTGTTCGAGACGTGCGGGCTCCTATTCGATGTGGCACATTCCCAGTCGGTAATGATGCGCTACATCACCACACCATTGGAACGTGAAGGCCAGTTCAGTGACATGGCAGGGCTGCATGCCGATGTGATCGTGCGCTCGCACAGCCACCAGATGTTGATATCGTACATCGAAGGGGCAAACCGTGCTCCCTTGCGCGCCGAGATATCCACACCAGCATGGCAGCTTGAGACGTCCTATGTCATGCGCAGGAACACTCCAAACCGTGGTGTGCGCCGCAACCTTGGTATGGTTGTCATTGAGGTAGCAGATGGGTTCCCGCGTGCCATACCTTATGTGTTTCCGCATCCGCTTCCAGAGCGCATAGCGATCGATGAGTTGGAGGAATGATGCAAGACCCGGACTTTACGATGAAGGATTTGCTGATAGAGATTTTACAGCAACAATATCTTGATACCGGTGGAGGTGTGAGTGTAGAAGAGATTGCAGATCAACTCGGATGTAGCAGTGCATGGGTGCACAAACGTCTAAGGAAGCTGGCAAAGGGTGGTAAGTTAGTGGTGCGCTTCCAAACGCGCACGAGATCGGATGGAAGGCCATGCAAAGTGCCTGTGTACTCATTAAAAGGTGATTCTGAGGTATTGACAAGTTCATGATTTTGTGTTACAATAGCAGCAAAACCTGGTGAGGAGGTGCTATTGTAACATGGTGGGAAGGATGAGAGACAATAAGACACGCTACATGTCGTGGAGGCTCACTGAGGAGCAATACAGAGTCGTGGATAAGGTCGCAAAGCTGTTGGAAGGAAATCACTCAATGGCGCTGCGCTTCATCATTAACGACTTCGCACGACGCCATGGCATGTTGGATGACAGTGACATTGACCTTGGCGTAAGTTTGGAGGAAGAAAATGGAATACTACACAAAGCCTTGGTATAAGAGCAAGACCATTTGGTTCTTTCTACTGTTCCTGGCAGTATCGGTGGCGAACTTGTTCGGGTACAGCGCTTACAGCCCCGATCCACAGACACAGGAGATCATCAACATCGCTGTAGCAATTGTGGGGATCATATTGCGTGCGGTCAGCAGTAAGGGGATTTCGTGAGATGGTGAAAAAGTGGGCACAGAAAGTCGACCTTGATGAGGGAAGCCTGACAGCGCTGGGGTGGCCAAGTGCGTCCAAGATTGCAGGGAAAATATCGAGTGGTAAGGTAACCTATAAAGAGGCCATCCAGAAGCTCGTGTTCATCGCAAATGTGAGCGGAAGGAAGAACCCAGAGCTGGCAAAGAGGGCAAGGGCTATCATCGCAACACTGCGCAGGCAATTTGGTAAAGAGGACTAGGGAGTTTCCCTAGTCCTCTACATATTCACAAAATGCAGGCCCGCCGCTGTTCACACTGACACGGCATGGGTCAAGGCGCGTGCATTTCTCACACGGAACGTACCGCCGTAACCTTCCGACATCCTCTATCCTGATACGAGCCCTAGGCTTGCGTCCATGTTCCACATTCCCTTCATTGTTGATCAGCTCAATCAGTTCGCATACGAGCGTGCCACTCATACATACTCAACTCCTGTGTGTCCTAGGACTGCTTGGACATATGGAGGCGTGACCGGAAGTCCCTCGCATTCCCTCCATTTGACCCATAGGTTACATAGGAAAATCTTTATCATAGCACGCATTGCCATCATGTGGATGTGACCATCCGTGTACTTATGACGGTGCTTCTTCCCAGTACACGCGCTTGCTGGCCTGTTGCATTGTTCACACCACGGCGATCGGTACTTGTTGTGTATGCGCTCTTTGTAATCGTAGTAGAAACTTACCCATGGCTCTGTCTGGCTGCGTAGGAACTGCTGGCCTATAAGGTAGCATGTGGACTTCAGCGTGTTATTGTAATGCATCGGCTCTCCAGCCCTCCGGTACTCGCGCTTCCCATCCACGACAGCATATCCGGCGTAGCGCCACAGCGCAGACACTGTCCTGAACTTGCCAATATCGTCTATTTGTGCGAGCAGCTGGGCTGCAATACCACCAGCGCGCAGTCCATTGAACTGAGTTATCCACGGCCACACTGCGATCTCAGACGCCGCGTTGATCATGCTCTCCCGTGCATACTCGACTGCGTCCTCCAGGTTTAAGCGCTTGATCATTGCAGCCTCAAACTCGGCTTCCAGTGCACACGCCCCCCGCTCGACCGCACTAATGCGTGCCTTGTGCGCCATCAGCATCCGGTACAGTTCGCGCCAGAAGCTGAATGCCTGGAACAGCTGCGCATGCTTCCTTGGTTTTAGTCTGCGTGATGTACTGACGTTTGCGTTAGGTAGAAGTTCTTCTTCCATCTTTACCTCCTTCCGTACTTGTTATGTAATATTATTCGCACTCCCTCAGCGGTCGTCACGTGGCGCGTGGCTCGCATGTGCGTCCTGGGTTCCATAAGCTCTTAGGCTCGCATACAAGATGTGGGTTCCATCCTTGTTATGGCTCGCACAAACCATCCGGTTTTCACACCTCCCTGGCTGCAACGCGCTGCGCGAGCTCCATCATGCTCTACGACACGCACTGTGTCGATGGGTTTCATGGCCGCTATGGCTCGCATGGAGGAGGTGGGTTCCACTCCCGTCTTGGCTCGCATAGCACCGGCATCACTCCAACCTAAGCCCATGCATTGAACCCCAGGAACTGCCATACTCCGCCTCTGCCGACCACGGTATTTCCGGGTAAATGCGCTCCGCGGCCTTGACCAATGCGTTTTCAACGATCTTGGCTGCTTCTTCCTTCCTATCCTCTGGCACCTCCACAACTATCGAGTCATGAACAAGTATAACCGGAAACGCCCCAATCTCCAACAGCGCGTCAAAGCAGTCTATAAACGCCTGTAGTGTAAGATCACTTGCCGCGCCCTGGATCGGGTAGTTTATTGCCCCCTTGCGTACCTCATCGCTGTTCCCAGAAAAGATGAATGGAAAGTGAAATCTCCTTCCAGCACGGGACTGCAAATAGCCTTGTGTACGCGCACGCTCGTACTGCTCCGATCGCCACTCGACCGCACGCTTCAACACCTCATTGAAGCGTGCGACATACTGCTTCACCACACTACGCGGGACTTGAAACACTTGTGCGCTCGACTCCTCCGATCCACCATACAGCCATGAGAACACAAACCGCTTTGCATGCGACCGCTGCGTCTTGGTATATCCCTCACCAAACATTGCACGTGACACCTCACCATGCACATCCCCGCCGCGCTGGTACACGTCAATCAAGAATGGATCACCACTCTCACATGCAGCAACACGCAACTCCCACTGTGACCCGTCCACCGCAACCAGGACATGCCCGGGGGGTGCGGTGAATAAATCACGCACCAACTTCCCATAAAATCCTTCTTCCTGCTCGTCTGCACGTGGTATGTTCTGGATGGATGGGTTCGCCGCGGACAACCTTCCTGTCACCGTCCCTGTCTGACGCCACTGCGGATGCACACGATACAAGCCGTCTGGTGTTGGGCGTGCCAACTCCATGAGCGGGTGCAGGTATGAGGCAAGCATCTTCTGCACGCGCCGATAGCGTAGCAGTGTGCGCACGAATGGATTTTCCTGATCCATCTGATTCAATACCGCAGCCGCGGTGCTGTTCTCTGAGAGCCCAGTGACGTGTTTCCTTGGCATCTTCAGCGTTTCATACAGGTAGTTGGCACATTGCTGAGATGAGTTCGGGTTGAACGATGGTATGCCTGTTATCGCCTGCAGCTGCCTACACAGCATGGCTTGTTCGTCCTCAAATTGTTTTATGAGTTCCTTGAGCTTGGGCATGTCAACACACACACCGTGATGTTCCATGCGCGTAAGTCCAACCGCAACGCGTGGCAGGAAGTCAAAGACAAACCCGTCCCTGCCTTGCTTTCCAAGCACTGTACGGAGATGATCGTGTAGTAAGTAGGTGTAATAGAGGTCGCGGGACAAGTATTCCCCAATCTCCTGTTTGGATACGTCCGCCCAGCGTCCACGCACAATGACTCCCTTACTCCAGTCTGTGGCATCAAAGAAGAATGCGGATAACTCCTTCAAACCCAATGGGACGTGCTCGTTCCACGCATGCGCAAGTGGGAGTGTGTCCCATCCAAACGCTATGGGCACCCCATACCTTGCCAGGTGGACGAAGTCGAACTTCACGTTATGTCCACCTAACTTAGCTGCATGCTTACGCACCATCCAAGCGATGTGTGGGATCATGTCCACGACACGCTCTTCAGGTATTACGTATGCATAGAACGCACGGCCATTGATCGGGACACCGATTCCGACCATGATGATGCGTGCGGTGCTTGGGTCCAACGTGTCCGTCTCGATGTCGATCACGACGTACGGGGCGCGTGCAATGGCGTCGTATGGGAATTTCTTCGGATCGTCTAGCCACACCGTCCGCAGGTGCATCTTTGGCTCATACGGCGAACGCCGCGCCAGCTTTGCAATCCCTTGGAGGAACAACGGCGACTCGGACATGCGCCGCAGGATGTAAGCAGGGTGCGGAAGCGCGATCATCCACGCGCTCAGCTCGGAGCTGTACATCCATACGAACTGATCATCCACGCCGAACGCGTCCGCGGCCTCACGCCCGAACAACGCTATGTAACGCCGCCCTGCGGAGATGCCGTTGCGCACGACGTTGAGCAGTGCATCACGACATGCGTTGCGCGCCAGCGGGACGTCCAGCGTCTTCGCGTCCGTCGGAAGGCACAGCACGGAGTTCGTCATGAGCACACTGTCCGGATCAATGCCCACACAACACATGGCTTGGCGCAGGAGGTTTCCGCTCTGACCGACAAACGGACGTCCTAACACGACCTCTGTGCGTCCAGGGGACTCGCCGACCACCAGGATGTCCGATGTGTTTGAATCCGGTGGTATATATGGCGGCACGAAGTCACGATTCTTCAACGGACATATTTCACATCTTGCCAATGGATATTTTGCTTCCATCGGATGCTCCTCGGAATGTTGGTGCAGGTGCATTCAGTCCCATCTCCGACGCCTTGTCGACGTCGATTCCGTAGTAAATCCCGCCTTGGAAATTCATTGGTGGTAAGATGTACTGTCCAATACGTTCCTCCAACTGTGACCTCAGGACGTTGATGTCGGGAAGCGAGCTGCGGAAACGACACAGCCAATGACGTGCTGCAGTAAGGCTAAACCAAAGCACCCGATGGGCGCTGTCCCATATTGCTGCATTCATCGCCCAGCTCTCACCGCTGCGGAACGCATGCATGAACAACTCCACCAACTCGTCCGCAGACGTAAGCGACCCCAGGTTCTTGTTGAACGCGGTGGAATAACAGTGTTCAACATACATTTCCATGAACTGCTCAGGGTCGACCAAGAAATCAACACCCTCACGCTGTATGAACATTGAGAACAGCTTCAACCCTACCAAGAGAATTGCCGCGCTGTGGGACATGCGCTCGAACTGGATATAACGCTGGGCGCTCAGAAGCGCAACGCGTACCATCGGCTTGATGTCGTCGACACCCAATTCAAGCGACCACCTTATGTAGTGCCACGCGAAACTGCGCAGCATGTGTTCCATATCCACCAGGCGGCGGAAGTTCTCACGAAACGTGTCGTTGTGCAGATCGCTCTGATTCAGGCGCACAGGGACACAGCGCTCCCGCAGCGCACTGTCTGCGAAGACACCTTCACAGTCCATAGCAACTGGCGCTTCCAAATGAAACGCCACGACCGAAAGATCGGCACGTCCACGAAGGTCATAGGTGTCATCGTACATACGCCGCAGTGTGGATTCCACCGCGTCAGCGTTTGGCGACGTCGGGCGGAACTCTGTCAACCACACCGGCGTGCTGCGTGACGCGGACAGTGTGGACAGCAGCGCGAACTGTGTCACATCGGCACTGATCGGATTGCCAGGCGCGCCGACGAGCGGCATGGCCAGGTGACGCAGTGTGGAGGTCTTTCCGCTGCCACGCTGACCATGGATAAGGAGTATCGGGAAGCGCACACCACACATTTCCAATATCGTCTTGAACGGCGTCGCCAGCGTCCACCCCATCACCGGAAGCACCACGTGATCATGATTTATCCCCATGATCACGCCGAGCATCTCGTGCAGGTCGAATGTGTCCCTATTCACCAGGTTTCCGATCAACGTCCCCAACGAGAAACGCGCGGCGCGATCCCAGAATACCGACACCTTCGATCCCGTTGGATAGACGATCCAATCCTCTGGTGACAGAACGAAAAGCCGCGACCCGCCAATGTCATATCGCCCGGTGCTACGGCTCAAGAGCACACGCTGACGCGGGGCACAGCTGACCAGCGCCGACCAGTAAACCGTAGCGTCCTTGTCCGATCCAAGCCAGGCGCATGTGCGAATGCCGTATCGGCTCAGGAACGCGTTCACCGAACGCCGCGTTTCAAAGTCCTGTTGCGTCGCGGCCACCTCGCGCTTGCCCATAGACCATATGATCTCTAGCATCAGCCCAGCCTCATCACCATTGGCATCGTAGAGCACACCACGAGCCAGCGCTGCAAAGTTGGCCAGCAGCTGTGCATTCTTACTCCTACGCAAGTCCATTGGCGGGACATCACGCTTCGGCGGAATCTCGTCGTCGGAATCCACTACATCGTCATCATCATCACTGACCTCCATGGACTCACCACTCATACGGATGGCTTTGTCCACCGTCACACTGATGTAGTGTTCACCTTCCTCAGACGCCTTGTCACTGATGAGCGGCATTACCATCTGGATGGTGTCTCTGGAGACCCCCCATGCGGAAAGACGCAGTGCGATCCGGAAGTCCCGCTCGCTGCGCGACAATCCTGCAGGTATCTGCCATATCCTGCGATCGTATTCACCGAGTCGGCGCAGATCGTCAATCGGATACACCCGTTCCGGGTAAAACCCAATGACCTCTACAAGTCTTTGGGGGTTATACTTTGTGTTGTAGGTGTTGGGGACGCGCAGGATGCGCGAAGCATCCCACGCGTTCCCGGGCTCACCTGCGTGGCGCGCGACGGCCTTGTTCGCCCCTTCGATGAGTTCAGATGACGGGGTGAACTCGGTCAGCATCCAGTAAAGGTGATACCGCCCGTCGCCGCCGCTACTCACGATGATGGACGGTGGGAGCATGACCTTAGGAATGGAATCGCCCCCAACGTCGTAGTCTAACCATACAACGGAAGCCCCGATCACCGACGTGCGGTGTGCGTCGGGGGCACTGTGCACACCAGGGCTGAAGTACACATCACGGCTGCGTGCACCAGCTGGTGGATAGTCCAGCTGCAGCAGGTCGCGTACTGTGACAAACTCTGGACGGCGCAGTGCCCCAACACGCACGTAGCCGTCGAGGGGAGCACCACGAAAGACGGCCTCGAAGAAGTTCATATTACCTACCCTACCAGGTAGTTTCGAACTCGCACACGTTTACCGAACTGCGGACTGTCCTCAACCTCAGTCTGAACCCACAACTCACCCCCAACAATATCTGCCGTCGAGACACCGTCGTACGGCAGTCCAAGCGCGTCGAACATTGACTTCGTGCGACCGACGCCAGGCCCACTCAGCATCAGGTTGTCATAAATGACAGCGCCTGCGTATTCCTCCGGCTCAACGATTACCATCGAGATGGAGAGCATTGGATTGCCAGAGGACTTGGCTGACACTCGCTTCGCTGATGCAACGCGCACGAAGTACCGCCCAGCAGGCGGAATCTCCAGGCTTGTCAAGTCTAGGCTGATGACGTCATCAGCATGCTCAACAGTTACGTTATTCGGAATCATTTTTCACTCCTCCTTAACAGTTTTGTTGCTGTTGGATCCACTATTTCCCTTGGAATCTCCGGGTCATACTGATTCTTTGCATAGTATCGCCCACCACTTTCGGTAAACAGGACCGAGGCCGTCCTGCGTGTGCCCGTATCCTCGGATGAGGCCACCGATCCATCCGGAAGACGCACGCGGCGCACAAGCCTTCCTACAATGTTCATATAAGCGGGGATGTGCACCTGTGCCGCGCCTTGGATCATCGGAACGTACGATGAGATAGAGTCCGTCTCATTGGTGATCAGTCGCTCCTGTGCCGTGACCACCACGTGTAACGGCAGCTGCACAAGCACAGACACCAATGACAGCATCCGAGACAATATCAAGTTCCAGTCCGCCAGCCGCGTTATCGGTGACTGCGTCAGGTCTATCGGACCAGAAGAGCCTACATCGTACGGAAGACCGGCAACCTCATACACAATAATGCGTTGCAGCTCGGTAATGGTATCCACAACCACCGTTTTGAAGTTCACGTCCGGTGGTATGTCGTAGCGCTTGCGGAATGAGTGATCAGGCTTCGGCGCGCGCAGAAAGTTGATCACCTCACTGACATCTGAGAACGATGTGACGTCGAACACTATCGGCGGCGGATTATTGTCCCGCAGTGTGATTGGATTGCCCGCCGCGTTCAGGATCAACGTGCGCGCCGTGCGCTCGTCCTGGTCGAACGTGCCACACAGTCGCGTCTTCCCCACACCGCTTGCGCCGTAAACCAGAAGCTTTATGTAAGCTGCTTCAAAGTTGTGTCGTTTCATAGTACCTCCTCCAAATCATCTAACGATTCCCGCAGCGCGTGGATGCGCTTGCGGAACGCCTCACACTCACTACCAGATGGTATCCCGCAGTCCTCGTAGAGGCGCTCCAGGAGACCAAACTGTCGTCGCACAGCTGCAAACAACTGATTAAAACCTACAACAATGGTAACCTCATCTGCAGGCTTCCCGCGCTTGTACATTCATCCTCCCCATTTCTATGCTTCATGGTGCTTTCAAGTATCTCCATGTAGTCCACGCCCTCATCCGCTGCGAGACATGCATCTCGCGCCGGACAGTTAGGACACTTATAGCGGTCCTTGTACGGCATGGGCAACACCCCGTCCCGTGCACGCCGTGCAGTATACAGCATGTTATGTGCCTCGGTCATGAACTGGTGGAACGTGCTCTCCACGACACGCTTGCTAACCAACATCTCCTCGCGGTGGAAGAACATACTGTCTCCCGCCTGTGAGAGGTATTCCAACTCCCCAGCGTACAGCTCTAGTGCAGACTCCTCAGGTATCCCCAACTCGCCAGCACAACGAATGATTGTCTCGCGGTACGCCTGCAGCGTCGTCTGGACGGTGCTACGGACAGCACGGCTGGGCATGCCATTGCGCAGCAAGGGAATGTCATACGGATCGGTGGTGCTGATGATATTGTAAATCACGCCGTGCACCGGTCGATCAAAAACCTTCTCCGCAGCCCACGCGTAAATGTACGGCTGAACATCCCATGTGATCCCATGGACGGCACGTGGAACGTTCTTCGTAGTCTTGTGTTCCATAATGTACAAGCCGCCCGTGCTGCGCCGCACCGCAAGTCCATCCCACGTCCCCGCGACCACGACATCGTATTCCTCCAAGGGGATGTGGAACGTCACTTCGGTGTGGATGACATCAAGGTCGTCATCAGCACCGCTACGTGCAAGCCAGCTATGATAATTGTTCAACAGCCGTTTGGCAACAAGACACAACTGGTTGTGGTTTTGTTTCTCTTCCTCCAACATGCTCGGGCCATACCGATCCAAGTCCTCCTTTACTGCGATGTCGAGCGCGTCGGAAAGTGGTGTGCCGGTGAGGTAGTACAACTCCAGTGCACGGTGCACCAACGTCCCTAACACAATCCAGTCCGGGCGCTCGCGCGGCTCGAAACCAAGCCCCATGTGCTCGTCCGTCCAATACCACCTGCGTGGACACGAACGGTATGCGTTGACGCCCGACACATGTACCTGTCTATGTAGCGGCAAAACAATTTTCTTTTCCATCAGTACGGAGCCTCCCAACACGGTGGATCTCCTGGCAGCCCTAACTCAACAAAGATCGTATCCGGTGTTGGTGCAATGAAATCGCCATACAACGCTGCCTTCATCCCCCATTCCACACCGTTCCAACGCTCATAGAAGCATGCCCCGCACATGCACCTACGCACGAACTGTTGGAAGAGTGGGATTAGGACGATCAAGGCCACCACAATCAAGAATTTTCTTCCAGACATTGTACGACCTCCTTTTCATCTCCATATTTAATGAGTGCTCCTGGACAGCGTTTGCGCAACCATCGCAGCACCGCAAACACGTGATCCTCTTTCCTCTTTATCACATTGAACATATGCCGATCCACCGTACCTACACACTCCAACTCAATAACGTGCACCCGACGCTTTTGTCCTTGGCGATGGACACGACCGATCGCCTGCTCATGTTCAAGCCGCGAATACGTTGAATCCCATAAGATCAACGTGTGCAGGTGCTGGAGATTATGCCCATGGGACAGTCTCGCGTACGTCCCTACGACAAACTGATCCACGTCACTACGCCCGGATTGTTGTAATGCCGCCTTTATCGCGTCCACAGTGGCATTGTACCTTGACATGATGACCGCAGGTGCGCCACCGTTGTCAAGGTAATCGCGAAACCACAGCATCTTGGCGCTTTCGATACCATCCTCCTGTGGATGGCTAGCACAGCGATGGAGATGTGTGAACCGCGCCACGGCGTTGGTGATGAAGACCTGGTACACCTCACCGTCCATCCCTTCCAACTCTACAACCGCACTGTCCTCAAGCCGCTGGTACAGTGCCTGCTGCTTCGGTGGCATCTCCAACGGGATGCGTTGTACCAGCGGCTCTTCTGGCATTGGGATGCTTACGTCCTCATGGCGGCGTACCAACAGGTAAGACTCAATCGCCTTGCGGAACGCTATCGGATTCAACAGCTCACCCACACGCCACGCACCCCACTGGTCAACATATACATCGAACCACATGCGCAGGAATGCCCACTTGGATGTGAACGAGCGTGGAGCTATCCAATGCAACAGCCCCCACAGGTCGGCAGGACGATCTGCAATGGGCGTTCCGGTGAGTCCCCAGCGGTAGTCGCTGCTCAGCGAGGATATCCCTTTGGTGCGTTGGGAACGCTTTGCAATGTTGTGTACCTCATCCACTATGACGACCGTCCAGTACTGCTGCTTGAACCAATCACGCACCCTTGAACGGTCATTGAACTGCTCATAGTGCCCGATAACCCAACGCACCGTAGGCTCTTTGGCAATGATTTCCGGTGTGTCACGCACACCAGAAATCTCCCGAACCGACACGCCATGGACGTTGTTTTCCTCCATGACGCGGACGATCTCATCAACCCACCAACGCTTCAACACCTTCGGGCAAATCACTAGGATGTGCCGCCGTGACGACTTCAACCACAGCGCGGCGGTTATTGCCTGCCGCGTCTTCCCAAGACCGACAGCATCACCTAGGATCGCACCACGGCGCGTGATTAGGAACTGCGCGCCTTCCTCTTGGTAATCCCAGAGCATGCCTCAAGCCTCCTCACCAATATATACGCGTGCCGCAGCGCAGCACGACAATGTTCATTTGCGGGAATGTGTGACACATGCTCATCGAGCTCACGTGATGAGACCTGTGCCTGTACCGCGGGGTCTTGGAAGGCCAGGCGGTCTCCCACCGCCTCACGGAGCATTCCAATGACCTCAACTGCGGGGAATGTGCTGCCCATTTGGTGCGTCGGAGCGTACAGGCGGAAGCGCTCTACCAGGACACCGTCCGCAGCACAGGCCAGCCTGCGCAACAGCTTGGCCTCCTGCGGCCAACTCATCATGTAGAAGCGCATACGAAGTTTGGATCGGTGAACATGCATCGTTACAATACCACAACTCGCCCCAGGATCAATCACCACTACTGACCTGTCACCAATCCATACGTCGCTCCGCCAATACGCTCCGCCGTAACACCGCATCAGTTTTGTATCACCTCCAATTATAGCGTAGCACACCAAGATTAAAAATGCATTAAGGGAAGATTAAAGTTCGCTCCAAAACCGCTGTTGGATACAAAAATCGCCGCTCGCTGATCATCTGGATGATGGCATCGTCGTTACATCGCCCACGCAGATACCGATAGCATTGGGGAAGCCAGCTGCCATCGAATGCAGCGTCGAGCGCGACAGAAAGGTTCTGCATGTCTACGACGATCATTGCACACCGTCCTGTACATCCCAACCCCTTCGGAAGCCCTCCCAACTCTTGCAGCTCTGGGAGGACAATCTCCGGCCACCCAGCCTTGCGGAATAGTGGGATGGAGCGCACAAGCCGTTCATACTCATGGCGTTCAATCATGTACGACGGCGAACCCCACAACAACTTGTGCAGCTCCCGGAACGGTATGCGCTCGCTGGGGTAGGCAAGCTGTAACAGGTAATTGTGAATGTCCAGCGCAACTCGTACGTGCACGTGTAGCTTGGCCATATCTACACCATCACCGCGTCAAGACAGTCCAGGCAAACAGCTGCAGACCTTTTGTTCCGCGCAGCCCATGTACCTTTGGGGATAACCGTCCCGCAGTTCATGCATGGTGCGTCGCTGCGCAGCTTCGCCGCATGCCAGTGCCCTCCCGCGCGCGCCACGAATGCGAGCAGCTTTTCCGGCGCAGCGCTTTCGTCGCTAAATACTTTGTATAGGCGCTGACCATCCCACATGTAGCCATCAGGAAGTCCGTCCATTCCATCTCCTCCAGTCTATCTTGATTTCGTGTTGTGTGCACTTAACTTCTTTCGCGATCGATGTAATCACATTGCGCGCCGACGTGTCCACCAGCACACTATTTTTGCTGTGGAATGAAGGACGCCCGTCCAGTGATAACAGGAGCATGTAGCGGTACTCCACACCATAGCGCGTGAACCACAGCAGCGAGTTGATGTTGTCACGAAACACCCATGACATACAGGCAAAGCTGTTCAACACCGGAACCGACATCTTCAGCGTGCACACGTGCGAACGCACGATCCAGTAGTCCCACGCAAGCACGTCGCAGATCAGACAGTTCCCTTCACGTTCCATGAATTCCTCTAACGAGCGTCGCGTGCGCTTGCTGATTGGAGTGGTTTCGTCACGGATAACGTCCAGGGCGAACACATCATGCCATTTTTTAAGCAGATTATAGTCACGGGGGGATATTCCGCGAACTTCAACCACACGCGCAGGTGCATGTACATCCCCTGTGTACGTGTTGAGTGCGAACAACTTCAGTTCGTCCACGTCACCGTAGAGCTCATACGTGTCAAACAGCCTGCGGTCATTCCATCGCCAATACAGCTGATGCGCCACTGTCCCACCAATATACACATTGGCGACATTGGTGGTAAGGTTTCTCCTTACGTCAATCACAGTCTCATTGGAAAGACGCAACCGTATGGACATTGTCCGTCAACTCCCCTAATGCTATGTCCTCTGGGGCTTCCTCAAGCAGCTCTGCCAGTACCTTAAAAAGTGTACCACCCTCACCGTACGTCGCGTAAACATTCGTGCCCAGCGCTCCTTCGGGGTAGAACGTCCCACGCAGCGCCCGCCATGTACGCCCATAGCGCAGCATGTACGCCTCAACGTTTGGGTCGCTGCCCAGCACCATCCACATCTCATCACCGTTGCAGTCAACCTGCAGGTCGGCTTGTCCAACCACGTCCATGACAAGCGCGCGCAGCGAACGCTGTATGTAGTCATAGTACAGGTCGCACAGTACGCAGTCGCACGCCAGATAGTGTTCCAGCGAGCGTACTGTGCGCAGGGTAATGTCATTAGGGAGGAACGAATGTATGTCGCGTAGGAACGTCTCCGACGTACGCGCACTAAAGCCTTTCACGTAAAAGACGATGGGCCTGTCCCGCGGCGGCACACCGTGGATGAGGATATGGTGAGGATTGTCATAAATCTTACCTGTGAGTGCGTGCAAGACGCGGCTCTTTCCCACGTGCGCTGACCTGACCAGCACTTGGATGTCATTCCAGACCCACGACAACGCCGCCCGTTGCACACCGCGTACCAACACCGCATGCAAGCGCGTGTGGTGCTTAAGCCTACTTGCCATGAGGGGTTCATCATGTATGTCAAGCATCACCGTCATAGAGCACCTCCAGCTCTGGGACGTACACGTCCTCAGCCAGGCAGTCAAATGCCTCAGCAATGCTTGTACGCAGCTCTGCACCGTCGCGCGTGTAGCGCACCATGTAATAGACGCTGTGCGCACGCGTACGCCATGATACCAACCTCCAAGAACGTCCGTAGTCCAGTAAGTCCAACGCCTTTTCTAAGCTTTCGGTAAATGTCATTGTGTTGCGCCCGAACTGCCATAGCGGCACAGCGCCGCTGTAGACCATGCGCGCCTCCAGCGCTATACAGCGCTGCCCAGGGTCTACGTGGAACATGCAGACCATGTCACACTCGCGTCCACGTGCATATGCCTGCAGCGACGCCAGCGTGCGTGCGGTAAACCTGCGCATGCGCGCCAGCACTAATACCTCATCCCAAGGCATAAATAGTATAGGCATGAGCGCGTACTGGTCGCGGCGCGACAGACCAGGTATGGTGGTGTATTTCTGGTGCGTTTCGAAAACCCGTCCTGTCCTCCAGTGCACAATGTATTCCCCTGATAGGCCCTTTGTACACATTGTCACGAAGTCGCTGTCCATGGTACTCCACTGGAGTTCGACTGCGCGCCCGCACACCTGTGCGATAACTTTCCCTTCCTGTCTACGTAGTCTCATTTCAGACTTATCTCCTCCCACGGTGGGCAAGTTATTAAAGTTATTGCATCCTCTGGCACGCCGCACAAGAATGCCAGCGCACGGCGTATGCCAGAGCACATATCATCATGGTAAACCTCAACATGTGTATACTGTATGAGCTTGCCAATGCGCGCGTAACGCCACGTACGCCCGTAGCTGAACGCGCGCTCCAACTCATCTCCACTGTTGGCGTTGGCATACGTATACCCGTCCCAATACGGAAGCAGCGTGCGCGTGTCCTGATACAGGAAAGGCCGCGCCAGCACCTCTCTTCGCATAATCATCTGTACCAAATCCTGTGGCGGGTACGCGCGCAGTGACGCCAGCGTGCGTGATGTCAACAAACCGCTATATGCCTCTATAATGTCCTCCCACGTCATGTCCATGACGCTGTGCAGAACGTCCCAATCGCGGGGGGATACACCATGCAAGTTATACGTGCGCGCTGCACCGAACACCGCGCCGTCGCTGCGCGCGACGAACGGCACAATGTACCATGACGGGCTACAGTACAGTGAGACCTTATGTAGCCCGTCACTGTACTCAAAAGTGTAAGACCCCTCAACACCGTCAAGCGAGAACTTGTACATAATCAACCTCCTCCCACGTTGGCAGCTCTGACGCACTCACCGCGCCCTCTGGGACGCAGAGGATAGCTGCCAGTTTGCTGCGCACCACACTGCCAATGTCATGCGCCTCTACAACACATGTCACCTGCACGCCGCGTGCACTTATCATGGCGTAGCGCCATGTACGCCCATACCCGTCCAGGCGTTCCACTTCTCCCTCATCAGCGAGATAGTACATCGGCACGTTGGGGGCAGTGAGCGGCCTTATAGTGCGCACGTAAGGACGCACCACCGCGCGCCCTCCGACAGCTACATAGCACAACATGTCACGCATATCGCATTGTGCGGTGATTGACTGCACTGCGCGGCGCGACATTCGTGACTGGCACGCGCACAACACATCACCCCACGACGCACTGAAGCACGTCGCCAGCAATCGCCAGTCGCGTGGTGGAACGCCAAAAATAGTGCGCACCTCTGGTGGGCCAAATACAAACCCATCACTGGTGCGCACCACAGGTTGTGAATTGCACCACGATAGCCGAGCTGACATCTTATCGCGTAGCACATCGTCGTGCCACTCAAAGCGGTAATCTATGCTATACATCAGCGCCTCCAGAAACGGGGTTTATCTACCAGCACAACATCATCTGGGGAACGCCCAAACGCATTTGCAATGAACTCGCGTACCTCTTGGAACTCGCGGTCGCGGCGCACGGCAATCACCTTCTCGTACCCGTAGACGTACACGTGCGCCGTCATCCATGTCGCCCCGAAGTCATATATTGCCTCGGCTTCCTCCTCGGTACGCCCTAGCCAATACGCGCTGGGGACGTACCAGTGCAATAGTACTGGTCTCCCAGTCTTTATGAGTGGCCGATATGTCGCTATACGCGCACTCTGCCAAAAGTCGCAGATTAAGTCGGTTGACTGTAAAACCGCGCCCAGCGATTTTAGAGCACGCGGACTGAGCCTACCGCTGTCCACAATGCGTGAGAAATCGCGCGCGTGGAACTCTAAGAGCACGCCCCAGTCGCGCGGCGGAACACCCATAATCCTGACCTCGCGGATAGGGCCAAACATTGTGCCGTCCGCCAGGCGGACAACGTAGACCTCCCTCGGAGCGATTGAGTAGTGTACGAAGTCTTCAATCGCTCTTTCGTCCCACCAGAACGCATATTCCAGCGGACGCCCGTCCAGCGTAGAACTTCCCTCTAGGTGAAACCTAAAACGGTCAAACATTCTCATTGCACGCCTCCAACTCCAGCTGGCTGGCGTGTAGCCAGCTAGCCACAACCGCGCGCACTATGCCGAGCTCTGGGAACGCGACAGGCAGCGTCCCCAGGAAGACGCCGTCTACGTAGAGGGACATCATTTGCCATCCCTCCCCGTAGTTTGAAAAGCGTAACAGCGTTTCAGCAGTATCAGCGCTCAAGAACCCATTACGCCTTTCCCATCTTACGGGTATCTGCGCGACATATGGCCGCAGCACCACCTGACGGTCATCTTGGGTTATACCGACTACATACCAGTCAAGCGGCGCGAGCATACGCAGCGAGCGGCGTGTACGCATGCTGGCGCGCCGTAGGACGTCCAACACGGTATGTAGCTCACCGTGCACGCCGCGCAGCATACTGCGGTCACGTGGCGATACACCTAACAGTTCTCTGAACTCCCGTGGCCCGTATATGCGGCCACTGCCCAGGTCAAGAACGTAGCTTCCGCAGTTTGGGTACGCTATCGCGTACCAACATTGCTCGTCCTCGTACATCACGATACGGGCCTTGCCACCTTCCCAGCGGGCATTAAAGACGTAATCAGTCATTGCCGAACACCTCCTCCTCTAGTGGGGAAACGTCAACCTCTCCACACCAACATGTTATAACCGCCTGTAACTCGCGTAACCCACGAGTTACAGCGAACACACCCAATCTGGTGTAGTCCACCTCCACCGATACAATCCGCCATTCACGCCCGTAATAGGCGTAGCGGAAGCACTGTTCGAGGGTGCGCGCCCCCACGAACGTGCTCCTGTGGAGGGAAACGCTCACCCGTGGAGCACCAACATTCTTGACAAATGGACGAAAGAATGCCAGCCTGCGCGACATGTCCAACTCGCGCACATACCCTTCCGCCCCAAGTGCGGAGCATAGGGAAGCATACGTGCGCTCGGTGACATATCCGTGCGCATGCCGTATGATTTCGCGTGCCTCCCCCCAATACACGGGCAACTTGTCGCTGTCGCGTGGGGATATGCCTCGGATAGGGATAGCCACTTCCCTTCCGTAGACCTTCCCCGTATATATGTCGTACGCGAACTCCCACTCGCTGTGGGGCTCATAGTTCCCACGGCGAGTGAGTTCGTAGTCCTCGACGGCAATCAATATCTCGCTGCCACTATGTGACCTAATCAACATTCCAGTCCTCCAGCTCAATCCGTCGCACCCAGTGAGGGGTGCTGGGTGCATTGCGCGGAACTACCGCGACTACCTCGAACGGTGGACGCTCCCCCCACGGCGTGTAGCCATCGGTTATTACAACGGCTACACGCACGCGAGTTTTCCGTTGCGCTTCCCGTGCGAGCGCGAGCATGTCCGTACCACCGCCGCCGACTAGCTTTACCTCGGTGGCGCGCCTTACCTGCTGCAGCGTAGCCACCTCGGTATCGCCTGTGGCGACGTACACAGGCGTATTCAGTGCCCGTGTAACCCCGTCTATTACCTCCAGCGCACGGCGCAGTTCGCGCTCCGACATGCTCCCCGACGTATCGGCGCATAGTACGACGCTTGGCACATCGGTCACCCAGCGCGGCGTCAGTACGGGAGCGCGCGCCGCGCTCCTGCGTCCAGGACGCGTCCAACACGCACGGTTGTCCCCCTCGCGCGTGAGCGCATTTGACAGAATGCGCCGCAACAGCGCAGTAGGTGTAGGCCGTGGCGCTAAAACGCCGTCAGCCCACCTACGTAGCCCCTGCGACGCGTCCCCCCATTGCCGCACTGCCACAGCAACCTGCGCTGCAATGGCGGGAGTTTCCGCAGCGGCGGCCTCGTCCACGGGGAGCTCCCACGGACGCTGATGGCCATCCGCACCGCTGCCAGCGAGCACAAGGCTGCTGGCGGCAATGTCGGCCAGGCCGTCGCTATTCAACTGGGAAGCATAGAACTCCGCCGTTTTTTGTGGGGGACTTTTAAAGGAGCTGGGGGTCACCGCCCCCTGTGGCAGTCGCCACGGCGGCAGCTGAAGGTCATCATTAATCTCAGCGTCCCCTGCCAGGTTGGCAATCACCTGCGGGAGCGCTGATAGCCGAGCGTAATGACCCCGTAACAGGTGCGTGGCCTCGTGCACCAATACGGTGGCTTGCTCGGCCACGTCTAGCTGCTGCCACCAGTCGGGGTTGACGTACAGCCGCCAGCTGGTGTCAACGGCAGCCGTGCCAACCTCGGAGGATATGACCTCGCGTAGACGATACACTGCAACCGCTAGTGGGGGTGCAATCAGCGCCACCCGTGCACGTGCGCGGGAGATAACGCTACCGTTCATCGCCCACCCCCGAGCATGACAACTGCCAAGGCCGCGTCCAGCTCGGCACTGATGTTCTCGTTCTCGTCCGCAGCCGCACCACTCTCTAGCACGCGCACCAGCTCATCACCGTGCTGGAACACGGCTTCCGCGGCTTCTGGGGATAGCCTTAGAAGCCACTCGTCAAATTCTTTCGCCCCCTGCCCCACTGGGGGGCTGGTGCGTTCCCCCATGTGCCAGGCGAGCATTGCCTTGACGCTTTTTAGACATGCCTTACGCATTTCTCTCCTCCCTACATCATACCAATGTCACGCAAGAGTGCGGACGCGCGCCTTAAGACGTCCGTGGGGATGCGTAGGCGATTGCGCACCCCTGCCTGTGCTAGGACGCGTATGGCTGGCACGGCAACGTCCTCGGACGCCTCAAGCGCTCTTAAGATAACACCCCAGCACGCCTCCCATATTTTGGGAAGTTCTTCCGAATTGGCTGCCCACGCGGCCAGCTGTGAAAGCGCCGCCCACGCCTCCTCTGGCCGCGTGGGGAGCGGTGCTCCTGCGAGCAGCTCCTGTGGGGATGGCAATTTTACCGTCTCTACCCACCCACGGAACTGCGCTGCCGCGCCGCGCCCCACCGCCCCACAGAGCAATGGGAACGCCACCGCCCACATGGCGTCCCCGAACGTGGCGTCACAAGCCACGAGCAGTGGCAGCGCAAGACCATACCATCCCCGAGGAGTAGGCACGGTATAGTCGCCCTCAGCAACCTCGTCACCGCACAGTGGGGATGGGTGGGCATGTCCCATGGCGCGCGCGAACGCGGCAATGCGCGCACGCCAGATTGGTAGATTATTTTCCCACCCTTTAGGCAATAGGGGGATTTTAGGGGTAGGAAAGTCCGCAATCACCCCCTCTGCCCACTGGTCAACGTCAAGATTGACCTCCACGTGGGCTAGTCTAGTAAGGACGGGTAGCGGAATATCCGCATTCCCATACTGGGCAGAGGAGTTTGTCGCTGCCACAATAGAAACACCTTGGGGTAGCGCGTGCACGCCTGCGCGCCGCTCTAGTATAAGACCTAGCGCAGCGTTCAGCGTGGCTGGACGCGCCGCGCCAAGGTCATCAAGGAACAAAATGTCCCCATCTTTCACGGCCACGAGCCAATGGGGTGGTGCTACACGCACCATCCCCTCTGTAACGTAGGGGATACCACCTAGGTCTTCGGGCAGCAGTAATGAGAGCTCTAGAACGTGGAGCGTGCGGTTTAACGCTTTTGCTATTGCACGCAGCCCAGCCGTCTTTCCGACGCCAGGGTCACCGTGCATAAGCACGGGAACACCCGTTTGTAGCGCTATCGCAACTTGGTCTACTGTGTTATAATTCATTTTCCTCCTCCAAGTGATTGCGTCCAACCTACACCACGGTAGTGTAGGTTGGACGGGCACGACTACAGCTCAAACGCACAGAATGTAGTGCCATCTTCAGCGACGGCACGTGCGCCACCATCAGCCATTTCAACTATCAGCTTTGCTATTGGACTGTCCTCCTCCAAGATAACCGCTTTCCCTACCTCGACGGTAGGGTACACGGTTTTATCGCACGGGTAGAATGTGTCCAATATGCGACGGGCTGCCTCGACGTCGGGCATACCCTCATAAAACGGCGTAGGCGCGCCGCAAATTGCTAATGCCCATCTTACCTTCACTCTGGCCTCTACCTCATCGGCTTCTTCAGCCTGCGCGATGACCTCTTCAGCCTCATTGAGTGCCTCTAAAGCACTTTCCCTAAACGTCTTAAACATTTTCGCTTACCTCCTGTATCTTATTTCAATCACAGCAAACTTGCGCGCGCCAATAATGACGTAAGGCGCGCGCCGAAAGGCCTCGACGGCCTCCAACGCGCGCCGCTCCTCGTCCGTCAATTCTATTGGTGGACGTTCTATTGCGTCCAATAGGGCACGTGCGAACCGCAGCGTGCGTGTTCCGTCCTTTTCCCGAAATGGCACGTATCCCGTGTCAATGTGGGCCAGTGCCAGTATGCTTTTCATTATGTCCACCGCTTCAGGCAGCGGTGCACTGTCCACTTGTTTTAGTAATTCTTTTTCTTTGTTCGCCATTTTCTTTCTCCTCCAATGTTTTGACTACATTGTACCACAAAATTTTGCGTTTGTCAAGGGGTTAGTGCGCAAGTGACGGGGTTAGTGCGCAAGTGCCAAAAGACAACAGGGGGTTGACGCCACCCCCTGTGTCTTTTGCTGGGTGCTGGAGCTGTCAAGATACGTGCACGATAAGGGTATCCGTGTCCTCCAACTCCTCTACTAGGCACATATCACGCTTAACTTGGGCACGGCAGTAGCCGTGCCCGTCAAGAATGATTTTGTCGTCCTCAATACGTATGTCACCCTGTAATCGGATGTAGCCACCGTCAATGGTCACGTGCATAATACCAAATCTCTCCTCCATGGTCTCTGAACCCCCTTTTTGCGGTTGTTCTATTTTACTTTCATTATACCACAATGTGGTACATTTGTCAAGGGGGTAGAGGGGGTTTTTTCGTCTTTTTTAAGGTTTAATGGGTAGGGATTGTGTTACAGAGATGTACCACAATGTCGCTAAAATCTAACTAAAGGGGTGAAAAACTCATTGCGCAAATGTTATAACATTTCATATATAAACTACAACGTAATACCTATTCGCGTGCGGTTTTTCACCCTTTTAGTTAGATGGATGTAGATTTCTGTAGATTTTAGTTTACATAACGATGTAGATTTCGTTAGAATTTGGGTGTGTTACAGATGCAGCACAATGTACGTGGTTGTCACACAGCCGAAATTCTACGTTGTGATACGCATTTTGGGGTGAAATGTTAGAGAAATTTTTCACAACCTACGTTGTGTTACGCATTTTGGGCCAGAAATCTCTTGCAAGAACCGCAAGACAGCGGGTGAAACAGCTCTGTGCGTCAAACGGGGGTGGGGGGTGCGGGGGGTGGGGGGATTATGTCAAGTAAAAAAGGCTGCGGTCCGTGAAAGACCAGCAGCCGTTCTTGGTATTTCTGACTGTGGTTCAGTAATGTCCTAGTGCGTCGTGGGTGCTTTTGCGGGCATACCCACATTTCGGGCAATAGAACCAGTCGTCTTCTTGCGCCTCTTCATACGGACCAATGATACGCCATCTGGCATACCAGCCGTTCCATGGTTTGAGACGCTGGGCGGCCTCTAACGCCTCTTCGCGGTGGGCAAATCTACCATGGCCGTACCAGCTGGCGTAATCGGGATGGCCGTGGCTAACCTGGAGTTCCCATGGCAAGACAACCTTTTCTTCTCTCCTACCCGATTTTGCCATCGGGCTAGGCATATTTTTATTCTACCCCTATTGTACCACAATGTACTGCATTTGTCAAGTGGTTTGGCTGCCAATTTTGTCATCTGTCGCCAGAAATTTGTGGCAAAGTGGGTTGGGGGAAAAAGAGAGCACCAGCGGGTGCTGGTGCTCTGCTAGGGGTACATCTGAATAACGGGGTTATAGTGTTATGATTTTCACATCTTTCACCTCTCTCGCTAGGTTTGGTACTTCTAGGTAATAGCCACAATCGCTACTGTCTATAAGTACTATAAACGTGCCTCTTATGCCTCTACCGCACCAATTACATATACCGTGACTGGCTGCACGAGCTTTCTTGTCTACTGTTTCTCTTGCGATATGGGCACATTGCCTACACAGGTTTCGTTTCATCTTTCACCCCCCTATGCTGTTGCGTCCACGGGTTCTACGTACATTAAAATCCCATTCAGGTCTACCATGCCATATCTTTTGAATTCTTTAATCTTCTCTTCAAATTGCTCTGTTTCTAGGTACTCTATTGTGATGACACCTTCTGACAAGGTGTCTTTCTTTGTGGGAAAGTACATTCTTTCCCAAGTATCAGAAAACGCCAGAGCCCAAACATGTCCTATGGGTGCGCCACATATGGCACATACCCCCCGTGCTTCTCTCTTGTTCTTGACGGGGGTTAGGTCACCCATGTCGTGCGAACCGTGCGAAGCACATACGAGACATACGAGCTCATCATCTCTATTTTTATATGCGTGTATCATCTTTTATGCCTCCTATCGTATTTTGACTACATTATAACACAATGTTTTTACTTTGTCAAGTACCTAGCGCTAGTAATTAACCGTTAGTACCCACGCAAATACGAAAATAGCCTAACGCTAGCCATATGTGGCACTAACCCTAGCGCTAGGCGCGTTATGTCAACGTGCGTGTGGCGCTAACCTAACGCGAGACGCGCGCGCCGACTTGACATAACGCACCTGCCAATCGCCATTTGCCAGAAATCTATGCTTTCCTACGAAAACCTCGGCAAATCTGCGCCAGCAGATTTGCCACGGGACTGGTTGGCAGGGGGGTACGGTATCGGCTCGTTAGACCCCCTCTCCAAATCCGCAACTAATCGACATTTATCTGGACAAAATCTACCAAAATCCACAACTAACCCGTCCTTGACATTTTTCCTGTGTTGTGTTATTGTAAAGCTATGAAGGATCAGATCATCCAAGCGCTCAAATCCGGTGAGGATGACGTCGTAGCGATTGCTGCGCGCTTTCAGGTCTCTCCGGCCTATGTGCGCAAGCTGCGCCGGGAGCTCTACAGTCCCCAACAGCCCCGGCCTGTGTTGGAGCGCCGCCTGAACACGCTCACGACGCAGACGGTGCGCAAGGTTCAGCAGATGCTTAAGAGCGACCGGCTCTCCGAGCGTTCGACCCTGCTCTTGTTGAAAATCCTCCTCGAACACCTGCGTGGGATGTATCATGTGCAGCTGTCCTACAACAACGTCTTCGTGGATGCGCGCAACCAGACGATGACGCCCGTCGACATGACGACGCTGGTCGACATGCTTGACGAGCGCTTGAACACCGACGACCTGCGGCGCATTGTGCAGGCAGAGGCGCCAGAATGATCGACCCTGAGGAGCTGCGGCGTGCTGCCAGGCTGACGTTGGCGCGGCGGGATTTTATCACATTCGCGCAGCTGATGGAGCCGACGTATGCCGCGCCGCCGCACATCCGGCTCATCGCGGAGCACCTGCAGAAGCTCGCCGAGGGGGAGATAAGGCGGTTGATTATCCTGATGCCGCCGCGCAGTGGGAAGAGCTGGACGTGCACGCAGCTCTTCCCGGCGTGGTACTTGGGGAGGAATCCAGCACATCGTGTTATCATCACCGCGCACACTGCGGCGCTGGCGGAGTCGTTCAGCATCGCAGTGCGCGACGTCATCGACGGGCGTCCGGCGTTCCGGGAGGCGTTCGCCGGTGTGCGTGTGTCCGCAAATCAACGTGCGGCGTTCCGGTGGGCGTTGCATGGGTACCGGGATACCATGATCGCCGCAGGTGTGGGCGGCGGCATCACCGGGTACGGGGCGCATTTGCTTATCATCGATGACCCGGTGAAGAACTTCGAGGAGGCGGTTTCGCCCAGCGTGCAGGAGCGCAATTGGATGTGGTATACCACCACCGCGCGCACACGCCTCGTCGGTGAGGGGAAGGTGTTGGTGGTAATGACGCACTGGGCGGAGAGCGATCTGGCAGGGCGGATATTGGACTCCCCGGAGGGGAAGGATTTCCATGTGTTGGCGCTGCCCGCGGAGAGTTTGGGGACATGGACCGATCCAACGTGCGATGAAGCGTATGTGAATGCACTTGATCCGTTCTCCCGGAAGTATGTCTTCCCCGACGCGTTGGGGCGGCCACGCGGGACGCCATTGTGGCCGGAGATGGGTTATGACCGTGAGTTCCTACAGCGTGCTAAGGCGTTGTTGGGCTACCAATACCAAGGGCTGTACCAATGCTCCCCAATCGCGCCGCAGGGGAATATGTTCGAGCGCGCCAACATCCGCGCGGTGACGCAGGCACAGCTGGTCGAGGAAGGGTACAAGGTCGCTGCGCGTGTGCGTTCTTATGACCTGGCGTTCAGCGCGGACGAGCACGCCGATGCCACGGTCGGGTTGCTCCTTACGGTGTATCATAAGGAGGGGCATACGCTGCTGGTCGTTGAGGACTGTGCACACTGGCGTGCGGAGTGGAATGAGTCCGCGGAGAAAATCCTTGCGATTGCGCAACAGGACGGGAAGGAGGTTGTGATCCTGGTAGAGGCGGTGGCGTCACAGAATGTCGCATTCAAGTCGCTGCGGCGCGACCCACGGCTGGCAATGCATCACATCATCCCCATCACGCCGGATAAGGATAAGGTATCCCGTGCGCAGTACACCATGCGCTGGGTCGGATTGAAGGCGCTGTGCTTGCTCTACCCCTCCCCCAACACCCTACCGCCATGGGCAGAGGGATTTATCGAGGAGTTGAGTGCGTTCCCGTTCGCGGCACACGATGACCGTGTGGATGCGCTCACCCAGGCGGTGAACTACCTCCAACCACTACTTGACAGTTTGTTATCGAGGGGATATAATGTTTCCGAGAACATGCCTGAACGTCCGCGGCGGCGCTTCTGGGTGTTTGATGAATTGGGACAAGCAGTAGAGACTGTGCGAGATCGCCTTGTGTGGAGGGTTAATTAATGCAAAGAGCCCCTAACGTTCCTGTTACAATTGAGGACCTCGATCGACGTCTGCGTGTGATCGAGCGTCTACTTGGCATTGATGTTGTGAATGAGGAGGCGGAGCCGTTGCCCATCGCGCCGCCATCTGTGCCTACAGCCGCTGCAACGGGCATGGCGATGGGGGGTGGTGCCGCTCCGACCGGCCCGCTGAATCGACGGACCACCACAACACCGTCGCCGGGGACGCTTCCACCACCGCCTTTAATGGAGTGAGTGCGATGGATCGATGTTGTCATGCACGGTTTGTACGATGGAATCCGACGGATGGTAAGCGCTGTCTGGTGCAATGCAAGGACTGTGGGGTTGTGTTCCAGCTTCCCGCAGGGATTGCATCGGAAGACACTGCGGTACGTGTGCCGTTCGATGGTGTATGGCGTGAGGCTGATTGGTATTTCCGTGAGAAGTATTCTCATATGTTCGACATTGAAAGGAGCAGTGTGTAATGTTAGGCCGACGCATTGGATTCATTGTATGTCCGCGCTGTGGGCACGAGACGATATCCGATGTGAAGCGTTGTCCGTGGTGTGGATATTCTGAGTAGTGTGGGATGAATCTTCTCCCTAAAACACCTGCTGAGATACTGGAGCGCTTCAACTACGCGCAGACGATATTCCGTGAACGCAATGAGCTAGTGAAGCTATGCCGCGAGATGTACGCGATGAAGCGTGAGCGCACCAGCACGTTCCTGGGGGAGCGTGCGACGGCATGGCGGCGCTCGGTCGCTCCAGAGTATTGGTGCTCCAGCAATCGTGTGCAGAACGCGGTGGACATTGCCACCGCGATCCTGAGCGGGTATCCTCCGCAGTACCGGGTTACCATTCCTGGCAGCACGGACGACGTTCTGCCGTCGCGTGCGGAGAAGTTCCTGCTCGGTGTGTGGCGCGCCAACTCGCGGCGCTGCAACGCTGATCTGTTCCGGCGCATCTGCTTCCGGTGCGTCCTAGATGGGGCTGTGGTGGTGCGTGTGACGTGGGACGTCAATGCGCCAGAGCCGCAGGTGCGTACGATCGAGGCGCCGGATGGAGATGCGTGGGTTGTGGCGACATATCCTGATGGACGCATTCCCTTACGCCTGGATGTGCTTCATTGGGATCGTGTCTATCCGATCGGCGCGCCGGTGGAGGACACGCCGTTCTCTGAGATTGTTTACGCCGCCATGCGCCCCTATTCCGCCGTTTACCGAGAATGGGCAGACGTAGAGGGAGCCACCATGCCTCCCGCGCCTACGCGTCCTACCAAAGAGCGTGGGCCTTCTGTGCCTGCAATGGAACGGGAGGCATTGTACCTGGAGTGGTGGGGATATGATGACAACGGCGATGTGCACTATATGGTGGTGTATGACGGTCAGGAAGTCCTTCCCCGGCGTGCCATCGGGTATCCGTGCATCCCATTCGTGATCGGCGCGTTCAAGGAGGTCGATCACGACACGTCGTCGCTGGCATATCTACCGTTTGTCTATCCAATCCTATGGACGGTGGAACGTGAGGAATACATGCGTTCGCGTGTGTTCCGCATTGTGGACATGCTTGCCAACCTTCCCCCTGTGCACCGCGGTGCGACGCCACTTTCCGTAACAGGAACATGGGGTGAGATCATTAACCTCACGGATGAGCGCGAGCGTATTGAGTTTCCACAGTGGCCGGGGAATCCTCCAGACGTGTGGCGCGTGTTGGAGGACATCGACGTCCAGGAATCACAGGGGACGTTCAGTAGTGCGATGTATGGGCAGGTTTCATCGCGCATCAGTGGTTATGGATTGTCCCAGTTGATTGGTGCAGACACGCTGCGCATGGACACGCCGCGCTCGAATCTTGAGTTGTTATATGGGAATGTAGGCGAGATGTTGTTCTGTTTGTTGCGTGCATTCTCATATCATCAACACATCGCCACGACTGTGCAGGTGCGCGGACGTACGCTGGAGTCCATGCTTGCGGGGCGTGAGACGGAGGGCATGGTTGTCGATGCTTATCTGAAGCAGCGTCAGGCCAGTGATGAGCAACGCCTTGCTATCATCGGTGCGCAGCTGGCGTCGCTGCCCAAGCCGCCGGTGTCGATGGACTACATTCTCGAACACTACTTCGGTATTGCGCAGCCAGAGGATGAGAAACAGCGTGTCATGACGGATGAGATCATGCGTGATCCGTTGGTGCGGCTCATTGCCATGGCGAATGTATTGCAGGAGCAGGGTTCACCGTATGCGCCCGTCGTGCTTGAGCGTATTATGTCGATGGTACAACAAAAGGCCGGTGGTGAAGCGTCCGGAGGCGGGCGTGCCCCAGAGCCAGAGGAGTTGGGTCAGGTTGGCATGGGCATGCCACAGGCGGTGATGGGCAATCCTGTGGAGGAGCAGGGCATGGGATTGCCGTTCAACATGCGTGAGGGAGGGCCGATCGATGAAATGGCTTAAGTGGTACCTTCTGATTAAGGGCATGTTTCTGGCTTACTATTTCTTGTCGCATTACAAATGGAGTTGACTATGCCGCTCAAGAAGGGTAGGTCGCGCAAGGACATTCATGACAACATCCGTACGCTCATTGATGAGGGACGTCCGTTCGATCAGGCTGTGGCGATCGCATTGCGCGTCGCTGGTGTGTCAAAGAAGCGCAAGCGCAAACGCGGTCGCACGGGTAAGGAGTAAAGGAGTAAGTTGATATGTTGTTTACTGGTGGTGGATCGAGGGTAACGCAACAGACTCCTAACACACGTGAAGACAATCCGCGGGAGTCCCGGAGCCGGGGTGAATCTGGAATAGGAAGGGCGGCACCTTTCCGTCCGATGCCTAATGCGAGTCCTTCCCCCACTCCGCAGGGCACTCCTACGCCTGGTGCTGCGCCTGCTGGCGCTGGTGCGCAGGGTGGTGGTAGAAGGGAATCCGGATTGTCCCATGCGCGGGCAGGTGTAACTGCTGGTGGGCCTGTTCCTTCCCCTGCACCACCTACAACGACGCGATATGGCGGTATGTTCGCACCAACGCCTACGCCTGCCGTGGAGCCGGATTTTGGTGGTGCTGTAGTACCAAACCCACCTACACCTCCTTACCCGGCTGGTGGAGGAGGGGGAGGAGGAGCGCGTGGGTTTGGTGGTGAAGAGCCCAGGCGTGGGACGTTCACTTGGGCGGATGTTTATCAGGGTGCGCGAGGGTCATTCGTAGCACCAAAGTATGGTGGTGTGACCGCACCATATTTCACTAATGTGTCACCCAGCACACTTCCTCCGGGTTATAGTGGTGGTCCGGCGTCTCCGACGGTGAATGTAGTAATCAATCCTGCTAATGAGAAGCCAGCTGCTCCGGATATGCGTTTGACAGGGACGAGCATCCTGTATGATGTCAATAGACCTTACGTGGATACTACGCATGTGACACCGCTTTCCAATGTCGCGTATTACATGCCGCCCGGAGCCGCTGCGACATCCCCGGTGGCAACTACTGGAACTGAAGCGGGTGCGACCGCTGCGACAGGTACTGCCGCGCCACAGACTGCGGCCACAGGCACAACGGCGGGGGCGCTACCTGGGACTGCTGCTGGTGTGGCAGCGCCGCCAGCCGGGACGCCACAGTCCGTTGATGAATTAGCTGACTACTATGCACGCAAACTCCCTGGAACCGGTGCGGAGTTTGTTAATTGGCGTGAGGTTGACTCGATGTGGCCTGGAACGTTTGGGGAGTTCGATGCGTGGGTCGATGCGTTTACGCGTGAGCATGGTTATCCTCCGTGGTCTGGGTCATTTCATCCTACTGAGGTTTTGCGTGAGAATGCGGCAGCACGCGATTGGGGTATTCGTTTCATGATGCAGAATGGGCGCCCGCCGACTGATGAGGAATATAAGTCGGAGTGGTATGCCAACCGTTTCGGCCTGGGTCCGTACGATTACGACAACCCTGCGTTCTTTGGCGCGCCGCTTGGGGCCGGTTGGGGCCGCTTCTTGGCGCGTCGATGGGGTCCGCACGGTTGGGGTGAACCGTGGAACCGGCATGGGCACGGTGGTGGTAGTAGGGGACGTAGATCGGCGCAGCAGGGCGGCGGCGGCGGTGGTGGTTATGAGGTGACAACGCTTCCGATCTCTGGACCTGGAATGGGGGTGTGAGATGCCTGCAGTAGAACCGATTGTAAATGATGTTGAGGGAAATATCATTGCGCCTTATGGCGTTGTAAGTCCACCTGAGCCTTGGACGTCTCCTCCTCCACATCCTATGGCTCCGTTATACAGTTCGATGAGTACCAAACGATATCACGGACTGCGTCCTTCGGGATGGATTGGGATTCCCAATGTGCCGGGAGTAAGCTTCTATCCGCAGGGGCCTATGGCGCCGAACTGGCTGCAGCAGCCAACATTGACACGGCAGATGTTGGAGCGTGATCCAAGCGCGGCGCTGCGCAATGTCATAAACAGTGCTATTCCGTATTTGGATGATTACACACAGGTGCGCATGGCACAGTGGCTTGGGCAGCAGGAACATCAGACGTATGGTGGTTATATGAACCTGAGTCCGCCTGCTCCTCCGAGTGTTACATCCAGTCAGTCAGGACGCACGCCGACGATAACAAACCAACGCATCCCTGGGATCGCCTACATCACTCAAGATCGCTTCCTTGCAATGGCAAACCTATTCGACCCTACAGCGGTAATTGCAAGGGCATTTGGCACTTCTACTAGCAATGTTCCCAACCTTATCCAGAACAATCAAAACTTACAGCAGTTTGCGCAGGCGATGGATTGGCTACGTTCTTACCTACAGGTCGCGGCTGGAGGCGCGCCGCGGATGGTTGGTGGCAAGATGACATTGCCCACCGCTGCCGATCGCCTTGGTGCATTGGATGCACTGCGCACGCTCGAACAGCAGGCACAGGCTGCAGCTTCCGCAGGCAATTATCCGATGGCAGCTGTGATAGGTGTCGCGCACATGCTGGTCAATCCCGCAATGAACCGTCCTCCTGAGTGGGGTGGTGTCGGAGGCGCACGCGCTGTGTTGCAGCCTGGTCAGAACACTCCGATGCGTGGTGGAATGTTGCGTAACGTGGCACTGGCATGATAAACGATGTGAAGCGTGGTTATCGCGGCGCACTTGAGGCATGGTACAAGATTCTGCGCACCTCATTGGAAGCACAGCAGCGCTCTGAGCCTGAACGCCCGAGCAATGCACCTCCGCGCGTTCCAAAATTCATTCTGCGTGATTATTTGGTGAGGTTACAGGATGAAGTTTACCGGAACCGGCGGTGAAGGTAAAACACCCTCTCCATCATCACCTACTCCTCCTCCACCACCTCCGCCTGTCCAACCTGGTGCTGGGGCGATTAGTGGTGGTGGTACGCCGATGCGCACGATTATACGCGGGCTTCCTGAAAGATCACCATGGCTAGATTACCGTTGGGGAAGTAACGTCGCACCGGGTCATTGGAGGCCACATCCACGCTACATTGGTAATGAGTACCAGATGAAGCGCTGGATGGCAAACCGCTATGACATTTATCCAGAGGGGAAGCCACAGACATACATAGAACTCCCTGCTGGTGAGACGTTGGAGAAGGATGTCACAACGCGTGCTCCAACCGGCAGTGAGGTAACCTCTGCCGCGCTTGTCCAGTCTGGCGCTTCATCTCCTACGGTGCAGTCGGAGTCTGTGCTTGCCAAGCCATTGGAAGAAACGCCGGGAAGCGGTGTTGAGGCGTTTGGGTGGGCCTCAGCGGTGAAGGACGTCGTCCCCACGTTCTCAGGTGTTGTCGGGAAGGCAGTGTGGGAACTCTTATTCAACGGTGGTATATCCAAGGCATTCCATTATCTTACGACACCTACACCATTGGAAAAGGAGCCGGAGGTACCCAAGCCTAAGGAAGAAGAAACCCGTGAGCCTGAGAATCCAGTCGCCGAGCATGGATGGAGTACGGACTCTTCGCCGCTCAACTACCTCAAGGAATGGGCGGTCGACGCATGGAATGACATAAAGCGTCGTGTGACTGAGGGGATTTCCAATGTCACAGCTACGACGCCACAGACCACACCTCCCCCACAAGTACGGCTTGGCGCAGCCGCGCCTGAAGAACGTATTAAGAGCAGTGAGGAATTTCAAAAACAGTGGATGAATCAGAGTTCGTCCGGACTGAATCTGGACTGGGTCATTCCAACGGTCACGGACGCGGTGATGAAAGTGTTCGATGCCTCCGTGCGCATAGCGGAGACGGGGTTCGGCTCGATCCTCTACGGGAACAAATCTACAGAGTGGGGGGTGGACACGCCAGAGAAGCGCCGTGCGTTCAGTGCAGCACTGGGATCAACGTACAGCGGCGAAATTCGCATGCGTGCTCTCTACAACGCCATCCTGCGTGAGGGGCCGAACGTCTCATCGGCGCGCATTGAAGAGCTGCGTGCACTCTATGAGGACCCGCTCAAGGAATCCATTGGAAGGATGGTTTTCGATCCGATCAACGTCTTGCAGTTTGGCATTGATGCCATTCGACACTCCTCTGCCATTGCACGGCACCTTGAGCTCATGAGCCCATTGCTTACTGAGGGTGTGAAGATACCGAAGGGGCTTGATGAGGCCGCCCGTTCCGAGTTCATCCTCAAGAACCTTGCGCCGACGAGCGAGGTAGAGCAGTGGTTGCATGACCTTGCAACTGTGAAAGGACAGATGCGCGCTGCGTCCGGGCCTGTGGATAAGTTCATGGCGCTCATCGCTCCACGCGTCAAGGACACACAGGTGTACAAGACGGTCTCTGACGTCTCGCAGATGGCAGAGTTTATTTCTGGTGTGATCTCCGAACGTGTCAAGGCGCGCATGTTGGTAGACCCTGACATCGTGGCGCGTGGAATCAAAGAGGGCACTGAAGAGTTTGCCAAGGAGTATGTGTCACGCTTCCAGGCGGTGATGTCGTTGGTGGCTGAGAACATGGTCAAGCTGGCGTCCGACGACACTGAGGAGGTCCGTGCCGCTGCGGTTGTGCTTGAGCAGCTTGGATTAGGGCATGTTCCTACCTCGCGATCCGGACGCACGCTTGGGCTGATACTGCGTCGCATGGTCACAGATGATGAAGGCAATATCGGTGATATCAGCAAGGCGTTGCGGCTTAACAAGGTCATGTCCCCGGATGATGTGGCAAGCCTATGGACAAGAAAAATGCACCGTGTGTTGGAGGAACTGATTCCAACATCATCATGGGAGAAGTCGTTATCCCCGGTGCGTAAGGTCCTACGCAAGCGTGCAGCGTTGGACAGGATATTCGCCCGCCTGTTCATGGGAATGAATGCTGGCTACGCCGTGAACAACATGGCGAGCAATCTTATGTCTATCGCAATGGTAGGGTACAGCCCGTTCGCATCGCTGCGTGCTGAGGAAATCGCACAACGCGTTGGTGCACGCATATTTGCAGCCTCACGTGGGATTGGTGCTGCGGAGGAGCTGGCGAAGCCAGGTATAACCACCATCGGACTTGTGTTAGGACAGCGCGGTGAGCAGTTAGCGTCCGAGATCGTTGTTGGGCAGGCCTTTGAGCGCGCTGTCAATCAGTTGTCCAAGGATGCCACAGCGGTCATATTTGCACAGATGCCGGATGATCTGGCGTCGGTGTTCAAGAGCGACCCGCAGGCGATGAAGTGGTTGCAAGGGCGCGTTGCGCGTGTGCTACGGATGGGGAGTGAGTGGCCACAGCACTTGCAGAAGGAGATCATGGACTATCTATCCAAGATGGGTGCGTCGGTCACTCCCTCAAGCATATCAGTCTCGTGGGCGCCGTGGAAGCAGCTTCCGCCAGAGATTGAGCAGGCGATGCACGACCTGGGAATGACCGACCTGGCACGGGCGCTTGAGTTGTCGGCGCTGACCAGTTCGTCTCCAGACGAGTATATCGACCAGCTCAACGCGTTGAACGCACATCTGCGGGATCATTTGAAACGCATCGCTGATATGCAACCGCCATCTCCTGGCCCTGTTCCAGGATCAATCTCTGCGGAGGCGGTAGATATTGCAGCGTCTGCAGCGGATCACGCCACAAGTGAATTGGCCAACCTTAATGAGCCCACGATCGCGAAGGCAATTGAGGAATTGGCTGTCTACGTCAGTGATCAAGACAACAAGCTGCGTGAGTTGTATGCGCGTGCACAGATGAAGGCGTTGACAGCGGCTCCCAAGGATCAATTGCGTGCTAACCACATCATCGAGGAGCTGGCCAACGACCAGCGCGATGTAATCAATCAAGCGACAGCGGCACAGCGTGAGCTGTTGGTGAGGTATCTGGCCAGCCCGGTTCCGGACAGTCCTGAGGAGGCCGCAGCGAAACTGCATGATTTCATGCAGGACATTAAGAAAATCTACGACGACGTTGTTGACCATATGGAGAAGGCATATGCCAGCCGCCTGTTCAACGAGATCGCGGATATAACTGGATTTGACCTTCCATATGACATGTTGGTGGCTGCCAGTGATGAGTACATCGTCGATTATTCCATCATGGAGCACGCCTACCAAATGAACTTGATCACTGGCGCTGTGCCCAAGTACAGGAAACCGCTCCCAGAGGATGTGCTTGCCCAATTCCATAAGTTTGTGGTTGATGCGGTGGGTAAGCCGTATGGTCAGTTAAGTTTGGATGAGAAGGTAAAACTCCTCAATATTATGCACCGCACGATAACGCCGAATGCGCCTTCATTCATGAATGCGAAGGATGTGCGGCGTTCTTTGAGGTTGCTTGGTCGTGACTTCAAACGGCTTGTCAGGAGCGTCCCACACGACCTGCGCATCAATGTGGAGATGCCACAATTCAACTCGGCGTTGGGTAAGTGGGAGGCAGTGGGTGTTCCTGCCGTCACCACCGCACCTCCTAGGCATATTCCACCAGGACAGATTTCGACCGCCTCGTCCGCACTTTCTGAGTTGAACATGGGCAAGGGCGAGTTGTTGGGTGTGTGGTCGGTGCGCCCCACCGGAAAAGCTTCGAAGTTTTCATCCTTCAAGTTGGAGAACAGCTATCCGGCGCAGGTGGCAGACAAGCTACGCGATAGTTACACGCAGAAGACCAGGGTGTGGAGCTTCGCGGTATACAAGGTTGATGATGATCGCTACGTGATTATCAGTCCGATGCCGGGTCTTGATGGGACGCATTCACAGGCGGTCTTGAGTATGATCAGCGAACTAGACCTGCCTGCGAACGCAGAGGTAACATGGTATGCCTGCACTCCAGCCATTGAGGACACATACGTGATTCGGACTGGGAGTGTACATGATTTGCTCCATGGGAAGATGCAAGAGTTCAAGAGCGCTCCGGCGATAGGGAAGGCTCCTAAGGAGAAGGTCATTCATCTGACGGAAGAGGGTCCTCCTCCACTTCAACAACCGATCGAGTTTCCTGATGTTATAGTCATAAGAGCATGGAAAGATGACAAACCGCCGCCTGCTCTCATACACGCATTCGAGAATGGGCATGTCATCCCATTCGCGTCGACCGACGTCGAAGGATACCACTTCTTTGGGATAGGTGATGCCGCAGGTGACTTCAGCAAAATCGTTGATGCAATGCGCAATAAGCTTGGCACTAGACCAGGTAAAGTCGTGTGGGGGGTAATCCACAAGAACGGTGTTGTTCTTCTGGGCAGTGAATGGTATCTCTCCGATAAAGTTTTGGTTCCACCGGTCAGGCACTACCTGAAAGAATATTTTGGTGACCTTCCAATACTAAATCTACCTGGTATGCGTTTGTCATCTGATTTCTCCGAGGGTGCTAAAGTAGCGGATTTGGTGGCCGCGGAGATTCCTAACTGGACAGGGTTCACCTACGCGCAACGCGACACCCCAATGGATATGGAGCGTGCGGCACGTATCGTGAAAAGTGCGCTCGCCGGGCAGTTTGACGATCCCAACGTGAAGATGTTGATCATAAACGGCAAGACCGGGGACGCGTATGTCTCCGGTGTGTTGGACGTTCCGCTCATGGACATGCAGGATATCTACATCGCCTGGAGCACACCGGACGGAATATTGATCACATCCTCATGGGATAAACGCCGAGAAGCCATACAGGCACTCCTAAAGACCGGCGTTGGGGAGGACGTTCCGTTCGTATGGTTTGGCCCGCAGGGGAATGGAACGATAAGCCTGTACTACAACACCATTATAAATGTTGGAATTTCCCGCCCGAGCACGGTGTACCGCGGCTTGCCTCGTGACGTCACGATTGACTTCTCCGGTGTTGTGTTAACCCCGTATGGGAAGTTCGACTCTTATTTCCACTCCGTGGTGACCGGCGTGCGTGACATAGACGCACTCCGTGAACTCTTCAAGGCGGATTTGGGTATGCCTGTTGAGATGTTCTACTCCTACAACGCCGGGAGCAAGACGTTGCGGGTCATGTCCGGTGAGAGGCGCACCGTCAGCGCTGACACACTCGCAGGTTGGATCGAGAGTCTGAGGGAGGTCCCGTTCCCGGAAGACACAGTTGTGGAAATACCCGAATACGGTGTGCGTATTGGCCTCAAGGAATTGTTGGATAGAAAGCTCGCTGACGATCCAAGCGCGCCGTTGTGGTTGGGCATGGTGGATCGCATGAACGTCCCTGAGTTGGGGACTCAAGCGTACTTCTATCGCACGTCCGACAGGGCGGTCACTGTTACATTGCTTGGTGGTGATGTTGAACTGGAGGATGCGTACGACATCATCGGGGCCAACCCAGACCTGATCCCGAACGCCAGTAAGTGGCGTGTGTTGGTTGGGGAACGTGACGGTGGCTTTCGTACCATTGCGGATGACATCAAGTTCCCACCGATGACCCATGCTGACCTAAGCGTTGAGTCCATCAGCGAGTCTGCCCCATATCACTCACGGGCCAGGGGATCATGGGGATGGGGTGTGTTTGAGATGGATAAAGGAATCCTTACAATGCGCAGTGACGTCTACCTCGCTGATCTAAACAATGACTTCGCGGTGCGTCATTTGAGGCCTGTACCTGATTCGTCAGAGAGGGTCTTGCGCATCCCGATCGTGCCTGGGTTGGTCGGTCCGGAGATATACATTCCGGAGAACTTCCCGATCGTTGAGGAGAAATTTTACTACGATACAGTTGACAAGTTGAGGATCACACGCGTCAAGGACGTGCCACGCTACTTCAACGTCGTCGAGATGCGTGACATAATGGACGATCTCCTCGGACGCACTGCGAACAGCTACGTCATGATCGATTCTGACATGATGCTGGGTCAGGCGGCGAAGCGCAGCCAGCATATGTTCCGACTGGACCGCTATGGTGCGTTCATGTTTGAAGATCACATCGTATACCCTGGCATGGTGTCGGCCCACGTGGACAACGTCGCAACACGCATCACTTTGGTTGGGAACGCTGCCGACATTCGGCGTGTGCTTGAACGCATTCCTGATGATATTCCATATCGTTTCCGCGTCGTCGACTATGCCATGGCAATCACCTACGATAGATCGATTGATGACATGTGGGACATGTCACGCGAGGATGCACTGCGGTACCTTGACGATATCATCAAAGGCCCACCGAAGAAGGTGTTGTTCGATTCTCGCGTTGTGGAGCCAAGGCTGATCGCAGACGAGAACAACAATCCTATCGCATTCTCATACGATGATGTGCTTGAGATTGTAGGGGAGCGTCAATACAGCGGTGGCACGATGACGAGCGACGATGTCGTGTCACTGGTGGTCGATAATGGGAAGGCATGGTTTTACGTTGGAAATGTTCCGTATAGTGATTATGTACGTGACTTAACCAGTGCCGAACGCATCTTACATCCTCGTGCCGTTTTGATGGGAAGGTATTCGACGCTCACGAAGCGGATGAAATGGGTGACGGTGCGGGATCATCCGCTGGATAGAAACGTTATAGAGGCGATCGCGTTGGCGGCGAATGAGAATCCGGCCATACTGGATGATTATATCGTCACTCTCGATGGGAACTGTGTTGAGGTCAATGAGCTGCTCCTGCGCAGCATGCACGTGGACAAGGAACCGCTCAGCCCTGGAATGGCTCGTGGTATCAAAGAGATGAAGGAGGACATAGCAGAGCTGCGGCGCGTCATGAACACCGCGCTCGTTGGGCCGGAGCCGCAGCAGATAGAAGGGTTCTTTAGTTCACTTAGATGGATACCGCAGTATGTCCGCTCCAAAGACAACCGAATGATGCGGTGGGCGGCGGTTCTCATGGACGAGAACACCTTTCATCCGAATAAGCGCCTGCTTGTGGTGTTTAGTGAGAAGCCAATCGAGGCCGAAGACCTGGTGATGCATGGGAGAATTCATGGCACTCCACGCGCAGTCATAACCGTGGAACGCGGACCAATCAGCGATGGAGTGAATGTTATGTTCGTTGACAAGCAGCCGCTTCCTATTGATCTGCTGAACATTGGATTGGGAGGGAATAAAGAGGTATCCATCAAAATGGCTCCGGTGGGTGCACCTGGGGCGTCAACTTATGGGAGCACTCCGCTCGGCATGTCATTTACGATGCGCGTCCCGTCGACGCTTACCGATGAAGAATGGAAATGGTTCACCGGTAACTTGGAACACATACCGGTATACTCACGCATCGCAATACTTCCAAAGGAGGAGGAAAAGCACGTCATCGGTGTGTTTCCAATGTACTGGAGGTGGCAGGATCGCGGGATTGAAGTACCCGCCTCTTACACAATGCCGTGGTGGGAGATATCCTACGCGATGAATACTGATGTGGACAACCTGATCATGTTGGAGATGGTCGGGCAGAACCACATGCGTTTGATGCCTTCCAAGGTACCGGTCGAGCGTGCGATCGAGGTGCTTAAGGATATCGGTTTCCCGCGCTTCGGCGTCATCCTTGAGGTTCCGGACGTCGGTGTGCTGTATCCTGAGCAGGGGACGATATCTGACTTCGAGAAGGCCATAGCACAGATTGAGAATAACTTATTGAATCTTGATCTCAACAATCCGCAGACATGGTATCTCGCCCGCAATGTTGAGCTGGAAGGTTGGAAGAAGAAGACCATTGCAATGCTCAACATGGAGGAGGCGGTCGCCGCGCGCAAGGAAGTCGAGAGGATTGTAGAGGACTCCATTGCCAGTGAGCGCCTGAGTAAGGAATATGTGATGGGCATGCTGGACTCCATGGCAAGGGCATGGGGTGACACATATCAGCAGCCAAGCATTTATTGGTATCAGTTGTTCAAGCTCAGGGTCAAGGAGTTGTACACCGGCGCCGCCGGGACGTTTGTTGCTGACTTCAAGAGCGTTGCGGAGAACATGCCGTTCCTGCGTGGGTTAGTGACGCTTGATTCGCGATACGGCACGAACCCGGATACCCTTATCCATGAGCTGATGCATTTCGCGGAGCAATGGCTACCGTTTGACGATCGGCTTGTCCTGTCTGAATACTTCGGAATCTCACCGTATGCGTGGGATCGTGACGCTGTAGAGGCGTTTGCGGAGCTAGGAGTATCTTACCTGACAAAACATAAAGACCTACCAGAGAACCTCCTCGGTGTGTTCGAGCGTGTGTTCGATTTCATCCGCAACATGATAAGACACGCGATGCGTTGGCTGACGAAGCAACCAGCACACACCATTCCGCCAGAGGTCATGGCAGTGTACGACCGCGTGCTCGGTGTGTTGGAGGCATATCCGCGTGCACAGGAACACATGCGTGCTAAAGCTGAGGTGCTGCGCAGGGTCATTGAGGACGCCAAGGCACTATACAGCAAGGATGCATCATTACTACAGCGGCTGTACACGATGGATAGCATCTATGATGATCTGGCACGGTATGACAGTCTTGAACCAGGTGGCGAGCGTGCAGTGGATGAGCTGCTCAGCCGCTTTGCTGTGCGCTCTGAGGCTGCCCCTGAGGATAGTGTTACAGAGATGGCGCGTGAGGCAGCGGAGGAGATGCCACGTCCAGGAGACACATCACCAATACCTCAGACGCCATTTGCGTACTTCAAGGATGAGTCCGGAAGGATTCACTATGTGTTAACGCCAGATCGTCCAGAATGGTTGGGCAATGAAATTACGAAGGAAGATTACATAAGTTACCTGAACGACATTGAGGCACGCGTTGCACACAACCCCTATGCCAAGGCATTGGTGGACTCGATGCGCGACGCGATCAATAATCCGAAGCCGCTTCCCGGACCTGGCGCGTTGGATCAAGTAACATTCAACACGGAGAAGGCACTTGATTTCATTGACGCAGCTATACGACATGCGCAGTCGGTTAGCGCTCCACAGACGGATGAAGTAATACGCCGTGCCATTGGCCCGCTGGATGATTCGCTGGCACAGTGGATTAGAAAGATTGAAAGCTATCAATCGGATATATACGCTGCGGCTACATGGTACGCTACATTCGTGCGCAACGAGGCGCTACTGGATTATCCTGATCGTCGCACTATCGATTTCATCATACAGCTGATCTTCCCATGGGGCTACTGGTACACGCGTATGATCCCGAAGTGGGCATCGTCGATTGCCACGTCGCCAGCGCTGTGGGCGTTTTACTTTAAATTGAAGCAGGCGATCCGCAACTCCAACGCAGGAAATATCGACCTTCCAGATTGGGCTCGTGGTTCGTTGGTGTTGCATCCTCCTGGATTCGATGGACACATCTACTGGAACATCGAACGGACATTCTTCCCGGTCAGCACGTTGTTTGACGTCTTCGATGACGAAGACAGGATGCGTGATGTGCTTGGAAGGACGTTGACACAGCTCGGATCGTTTGGACCGGGGCCACACCCGCTGTTGTGGTGGGCATATGCTGCGGAGCGCGCACTTCTGAAGGAGGATCGTGACGCGCTCAGGACGATTGGGTACCTGGCGCCAGTGACGCGTGCGTTCGCGTCGTTGACAGGTACAGTCCTTGAGCCGTGGCTATGGACACGTGATCCATACACTGGTGAGCTGCGTGCCGGTGTGGGCGGCACAAAATGGGATTTGGCACGCGCCACACGTTACCTGTCTGAACTCCAGCGTCGTGGGATCATATCACCAGATGCTGCAGTGTATGCTGCAACGACGCACAGTGGGCCGTCGTTCGAGCGCGCGTTGTGGGAGGTGTTGAAGATACAGCGCATTCCAGCGCTGTTCGCTGTGCTCACCGGGTTGCGTGTCACACCGCGTGGCACTTGGGAGGACGAACTGGCACGGCACACACAACGTTATGTAGAGTTGTCGAAGAAGGTTGGCAGCTCCGAGGCGGCGCGCCGTGTGTTAGATGATGCTCCGTGGGTCGGTGTGGCATGGATGGCATACGACAACGACCTTACCAGGCTCAGCTCGCTGACATGGAATGTGCTGCGGCGCGTACCGCCTGGAGATGTTGGAAGGAAAATGTTCGACACCGCTGGCCTGACCGACGTGATGCGGCGTAAGTTCTATGAGGACAAGGGTGATTTGTCAAGGTGGCATCCACGCGACGTGGAGGCGTTGCGGAATGCTGTCATAGACCTTGCGCTGAAGCTGAAGTCACCGGAGCGTGAAAAGGCGCTAGAGTTTGAGGAAGCACGCAAGCGTCGATCAGCCTTGTACCAAGAGGCGGAGAGGCTCTTCCCTGGCATGCAGGATAAACAAGCCGAATACTTCCGGATCGCTGCGCGGGATGGTGAGGAGTCTGCTAATGCATATGCAGCGCAGGTTGGGCTATTCAAGTATTGGGACTGGTCGCGCAATAAGATTGCAAACGATCCAATACTGCTGCGCTACTACGCCGATCCGGAGGATGTTGAACACGTGGCACAATCTATTGTGGAGACCGCAGCTGAGTCCTATTGGCCTGGAATCCATGCGTTGAATGAAGCTTATTGGAACTTGTATAATCGGGACAGGACACAGGCGAAGAGCCTGCTGAACCGAAATCCTCAGTTATTGCGATACTGGAAGTGGCGTAAGGAGGCATTGAAATCAGCAAAATCACGGCTGAAGGACTTGCGCGAAGAAGTAGGAAGTGGTAAAATAGACATAAGTATGTATCCCATTGAGGAAACGATAACACAGAAGGCATTGGGAGAAGTTATTCAGTAAACGGAGGATAATGGATATGGAGTTCGCCGACGCACAAGAGGTAACCACGCCTGATGCGGTAGAGGAAGCGCCTCCTGCACAGCCTGTGGTGGAATCGAGCGTTGTGGAACCTCAACCTATACAAGAAGTTGGGGTGGCCCAGACGTCGTCCAAAGAGATGGAATGGTTGCGTACACAACTCGCACAGGCCACCGAGCGCATCCGTGAGCTACAGTCGCGTCTTGAGGAGTATGAGACCGCAGCGATGGATGATGAGGAGCGCGCACGGTGGGAGCTGGACAAACATCGTCGCGAGTTGGAAGAGCAACAGCAACAGCTGGCAGAGATGCAGTACGCACAACAGCTGTACGGTTACTACAGCCGGTTTGTGCCTGCCAACGCGATCAAAGGACAGTCTCCTGCGGAATGGCAACATTCGGTGTTGACGCACCTGACCAATGAGATTACCAGGTTGCGGCGTGAAAATGAGGCGCTACGCAAGTCTGCAGCGCCTGGTCAAGGGGCGCCGCGTGTTGGTTCAGTTGAGTCAGGGAAGTCAGCGTCGCGCAAGACCATCTGGCAGATGACTCCTGAGGAACGGCAACGGCTGTTGGAGCGCGCGCGTGCTGGGCTTACCACACCAGAAGATTATCCACCATTAGAATAGGGAGGTAAATGAAAAATGGCTGACGTTGCCAGATACTCAACACTTACTGCAGAACAACGTACTTTCTATGAGATGGAAATGCTCATGCGCGCTGTGGGTGCTTTCACACACCTGTCAATGGCGCAGATGGGCATTGCCCCAGCAACACAGGTTCCTGAGAACAGTGGTGACACCATCAGCTGGCGGAAGATGTCCTCGCTCGCCGCTGTGACCACGCCTCTGACGGAAGGAATCACTCCTGAGCCGCACGACATCAGCATCACCTCGGTGACGGCTACCGTCCAGGAGTACGGCGCCTATGTGTACTACACACGCAAGCTGGCACTGATGGGGATCGACCGTGTGGCCGCGGAGGCTTCGGATGCGCTGGGCGAGCAGGCCGGTGACAGTCTGGATCAGCTGGTGCGCGATGTCATTGTCGCTGGTACAACCGTCCAGTACGCGGGCACCGCAACACAGCGCTCTGCTGTTTCAGACAAGTTGACCGCAGCGGAGATTCTAGAGGCCGTAGCGACGCTCAAGGCCAATAAGGCACTGCCTGTGGCCGATGGTAAGTACTACGTGATCATCCATCCGTACACTGAGTACGACATCATGAGCGATGACACCTTCAAACAGCTGTTCTACTATGTCAAGGAACGCAGCGATGAGAATCCGCTCGTGACTGGCTACATCGGTGATGCGCTTGGATGTCGCTTCTTCGTGTCACCCAATGCGAAGTACTGGGTGGATGCTGGTGCCAGTAGTAAGGACGTTTATGCTACCATGGTCATCGGTAAGGGCGCGTTTGGAATCGGTGGTCTGTCTGGATACATGCCTGCTGCCGTGCGCGAGCTGACCACCAACTCCGCTGAGTCCGCAAACACCGGTGCCAAGGTGCGGCCATTGCGCCTGATCCAGAAGGATTTCGGTAGCGCGGGCACGTCGGACCCACTGAACCAGCGTGCTACGATCGCGTGGTACACCACGTTCACCACGGCGCGGCTGTTGGAATGGGCGATGGTTCGCATTGAACATACCACGACATTAGGAGGCTAGTATGGCATACCTTAAACCTAGTGAGGTTATTCAACTCACGCTCTCTGAGCTGGCTACACTGAGCAACACGACCAACTTGGATGTGATCAGTGTTCCTTGCGACATGGAAATTTACTCAGTGCACATGAAGCTAGGAACGACCGGCGGCTCCAGTGGCAACACAGATGCTACCGTCTATTACACCGCGCCGTCCGGTGGCTCAACCAGCAGTGGCAATCTGTGGACGGTTGGGACTGGTGTGGGCCGGATTGCCTACAACGCCTCAAGCAAGTACTTGGACTTCACCCGCGACAACATGAACATCACTTTCATTGAGCGCGGAGGTACACTGTCGTTGAACGTCAGTAGCATCCCTGGCACCGCATCCACAAACCTGATCATCACCATCACTGGGGCACCTATAAAGCCTTGAGCAGCCGCATAGGGAGGGAGTGATCGAACTCCCTCCCTAACATACAAAATAGGAGGAAGGGATTGGCCACACGGAGTGCTCAGAGACAACCCGTCCGCGGTTCCGCACGGGTAGAGGAAAATGACCCGAACGCGCTGAGCCTGGAAGTGCTGCTGAACCGCCTTAAGCAGCTAGAATCGCAACAGAAGCTTCAAGCAATTGAGATGCAAGCCCTGCGCGACGAATCTGCTCATCTGCGTAAACAACATGAACAGGCATTGCGTGAGAAGCAGCAAGCCGAGGAAGCGCTGCATGCTGCGTTGGAAAAGCTCGAACAGGTACGCAAGGAGCCTTTGCCGGACGCGAACAACGTAGCGATTATTGAAAGGGTTGCTGCAGTTCGGGCGCTTGAAAATGTAAAGGCGAAGCGAGAGAAGATGATCGACCTGGTCAGGAATGGGAAGCGCGTTCCTGTGGTCAATCCCTCCAATGAGCCGGTTATGGTGACACTCAACGGGGTGAGCTGGATCGTGCCTCCGGGCGAGTCAGAATTGCCAGAGGCCTTCCTTTCTGCATGGGAGGCACATATAGAGGAAGAGCGCTTTGCCGAGCAGCGTGACTCACGCATACGCAACGTCATGCTCCCATATGGAACGCTGGAGGCATGGCGCAGCGGAGGGCAGAAACCTGACACGTTGTGGAGTGAAGAATGAGTGTGACACGTGCACAACTGCGCCGTTCCATTGGTGTGCGCACGCGGCAGCCGTTCTTTGAGCGTTATAACAGCGGATACCTCACAGCATCTTCTGTCGGTCCCACATCGCTGGTGGATCAAGGTAACCTGAAGCAGGAAGACGATTTCTGGAACGGTCAGTATTTGTACCTTTCAGGGTATGACATAAGCCGTGTGATATCCGACTTTGTAGGCAGTACGGGGACGCTGAGCTTCCGCGAGCCAATATCTGGGAACATTACAGATAAGCGTTATGAGATATGGGGGCAGTTCAGTGCGCACGACGTCAATGCCGCGATAAACCAGGCAATACGGGACTCGTGGCCTTTCTTCTTTGACAGTGTGCGCGAATACATTGTGATAAAATACGGGACCAACAGCAAGCTGTCACTCAGCAATACTGCTAGGTTCATCTATCGCGTTGCTATGGAGAATGTCGCGCTGGAGTATGGAACAGTCACCAGCACTCCATCACAGCAGAACTACCTGGTGGACTCATCGAAATCATTTGACTCCTCATATATCGGTAAAGAGGTACGTATTCATAATGGGACGTCTGCTGGGGATCGCCGTGTGATCACTGAAGTGATTAACTCAAGCACGGTGAAGGTGGCGTCCGCATTCACCAGCACGCTAGACACCACCAGCGAATACGCGATAGCATCAAACGCGGCGGAGGACTCCGACTACGACATTGTGTTTGCGTGGGACATTCAAAGCGCGAGCAATTCTAACGCTGTGGAGTTCCTGACATCGCTAGAGTACCACTACGGCTTGATAGCACGCGTGGACTACGAGGCGGAATTCCAACCGCTTTCCTCTGACACCGATACGACGGACTGTCCGTCTGAGTATATCGAGCTGGCAGCTATCGCGCGCCTTTACCTGATCAGACTTGCCTCTGCGCCACGTAGCGAGATGGACACATGGGTTGGGCTGCAGCGCGCGTACAGTGATGCGGCACACGCTTACGCACAGACATACGCATACCGGCACAACGCTGGTGTGATCGCGACGTGGGGCACCAGCGGACTGCTGCCGGAGCCGTTCCGTGAGGATTAGTCATGTCTACATCGCACGTCACGATGACGGTAAACGGTACAAAGTACCGTTTTATCGTCCAACCAGAGTCATGGGCAGTTGTGGACATTGTCGACTTCTCGCCACGTGCCGTCACAGGGATGCCGACGCGCTCCGAGCTGGGGCTGTACCTGGACGTGGGACAGGAGTCATTCCAGCATGGGTATGGGTATGAACGCTTCACACAGCTCGGCGGATATGCCTGGACAGGGCACCTGGTAGACACGTCTGCCGGGTTTGCGTGTCTGTTCACGGAGCCGTCTTATGTAGACTACATTAGTGACACATCAGACTATCCACCCAGCTGGTGTGTGCATCGTGATCTGTTGTTCATCAGCACCGGGTCGTATCTATATGGGCTACGCTCGGATGGTAATCTGCAACCAATAACAGCGATCGACTACATAACAAGCATCGTCAGCAATGGGTCACGCATGTTCATTGCGCGGCGCGGCGTGATAGGATCATTCTCGAAGCGCATGCTCGTTGCTGACGCTGGTATAGTAAACCACTCCGACAGCACGCACCTATATACACTTACTGAACCGTATTGGTCTACAACGCCACAGGTGTTTGCTGGTGGAAAGGTATATATCTATGACGGCGTTGGGATTGGGCAATTACGTGATGTCACCGCCAACACAAGCAACTCGCTGACGATATCATCGGCGTGGAATATAAACCCTACCGAGGGGGACCGGTTCATTGTGTTCAATGATGCCGGTGTGGCCACGAATCCGCCGTATGACTTCTACAAGCTGGCATTGTTCGGTGGGTATGTGTGGGGGGCGGAGTCATACAGTCCTTACTTACATTTTTGGTCAGACACTGAAGGATTATCTGCGGAGGGGAACGGTAATTCCGACGTCAACGCTATAAGAGTCGGCCCCGGTGAGTATCTGATCAATAACATGATCGCATTCAACAATCAGTTACTTGTCATGCGTGAGGACGGCGTATGGGCCATCGGGGATGATAACGTTGCATATCATCTACTGAACTTTGCTGATGAAGCACATGTCAATAACTTCCGTGCGGCATGTGTATGGAACGGTTTCCTATACTTCACCGTGCGCAACAAGCTGTACCGCTATAAATCTGGTCTGCAGGACGCAACACCACCATACTGGGATACACACTGGCCGTTCAAGGCGTTTGGAGATTTCTCCGCACTCGTGCCGCGTGGAAAGTTCCTACACGCGTTTGGGCGCGCGAACGACACAACAACGCTCGAATCTACTGAACAGAACAAGTTTGGAGTAGTCCTCCGGACTGATGACGCAGCGTCGTGGCATAAGATCGCAGATGTTTACCAAAGCGGATACGATGTGAAGGACATACCATTGGCGTTCTACGACTCTGCGAATGATTACCTGTACTACGGTGTGCGCATGAGTGCGCATGTGGACCGGTTGTACATCTACCGTGTGAAGTTTGATCCTATGAGCGATCTTCCGCACCGTGCATTCCCGACGTCCGGCGATCATAACCTTTACACATCATTCTACGATCTCAACATGATCCCGATACCAAAATCGTTCGCGCGTGTAACGTTGGATGGTGACTTCCCAAGCGGGACGAGCGTCGTTGTGAGTTACCGTGTCGATGACAGCACGTCGTTCACCACGCTCGGAACTATAACATCCGCCGGACAGTATCTTGACTTCCCATCGAACACAACAGGCAAACGCATTCAGTTACGTCTGAACTTGAAGACGACCAGCTCGACAAGCACGCCGCTGATCCGTGCCGTTGTGCTTAAGGTGATGGCACGTCCAAACGTCAAGTATGGTGCTACATTCGACGTCATAGTCGAGGATGACATGTTTACCCCGGATCAGGGAGCGAGTGAGCTGAATGCTAAGCAAATCCGTCAGGCGTTGATGGCGGCGCGTGACAGTGTCGCGCCGATCACATTCACCGATATATATGGGGAGTCACACGCTTCATACCTTTCCTCACTGCGCTTCATGCTCCATGATTACGTCAACGAACAAGGGGAGATCGTGCGCACTGGAGAGGTAGCGCGGTGCACAGTTGTTTATGTGTGAGATAGTGTATGCCAACACCAGTGTACAACCCATGGGAACGCCGCGAAGAACGCCCAAGGATGCGTTATCCGCGCTATATCCGTCCATATCCACGCCGCCCACGCAAAATGATCCGCAGGCTGAAGTGGGGCGGTGTGATACGACAGCTGCTGCGACAGCCACGCCCACGCAGGCATGCAAAGCGACGTGGGACGAGATACGATGCGGACAGCTACCTGGAGGCACGTGCAGCCCAAAACGTGGAAGGCTCGTTGGAAGAGCGTATCTTTTACAAAGCGTTGGTGGATCATGGGTTCATCCCTGGCGTGGACTTCGTATTCCAGTCGAGCGAGTTCGGTGGGCGCGTCGAGCTGGGTGGTTTGGTAGCAGACTTTGTGTTTCCTGTACCACGCCTGGTTGTCCAGGTGATGGGCCAATATTGGCACAGCACTCCGGAGATCGAAGCGCGCGATGTCACACAGCAGGCGCTGTTGGAGATGCTCGGCTACACAGTGATGTTCCTGTGGGCAGGTGTGGTTCGCGATGAAGTTGCACTTGAACGGTGGGTTGATAATAACTTATTGCATTTGTGGGGAACGTCGTCGCACCCACTTGCAAGTGGTTCTAGTGAGGCGCCGTTTACACAGATGCTATTTGGAGGGACTATGAACGAGTACTTCCAACTCCTCCAGCGCGTTCAGGACCTGGAAAAGCTGATTAGTAATCTGAACGTCGACGAGCGTTTCAATCGTATTGAGGAGGCTATATTCTCTGGGCGTGGTGGGCCAGAGCTGCGCATCACCAGTGCGAACATTGCACAGACGCTACGCAGCGCCAACTACATTGAGGGAACTTCTGGATGGAGGCTGGATAGGGATGGCAACGCTGAGTTCAATGACGTGGTTGTGCGTGGGACGATATATGCATCGTCTGGTAGGATTGGCGGATGGACGATTAGTTCAACCAAGTTGGTCGGCGGTGACGCTGAGCTGAACAGCGCAGGAAAGTTGATACTAGGGAGCGGAAACGATGTGTGCGTCATCGATGCCACTGATGCTACCTACCGACTATGGGCCGGTAACGCCACAGCGTCATCCGCCCCGTTCCGTGTGGGAAAGGACGGAAGCGCTTATGTCCAGAGCTTGACCGTAACCGGCGAGTCAAAGAGCAGCAATTACTTGGCTGGACTGCGTGGATGGCATATAACTGGAAATGGTGATGCCGAGTTCAACAGCGCCGTCATTCGGGGGGAGCTGCGCGCGACAGTGTTCCACTTTGGTACGATACAAGCCGCTGGCGGAGTGTTGGTCGTGGCGCCGTCAGCAGCGCTTGCCAGTGACATAAGTGACACGCAGACCTCATTTGGCTTGACTGAGGTTCCGTTCTCCATCAATGACTTCATCCGGTTACAGGACTATATAGGTGGTGCTGTAAGAAGCGAGACCATGAAGATCACTGCGATCTCTGGAAACACCGTAACTGTGATACGTGCTGTTTCCGGAACGGCGTACGCCTGGACGAAAGGCACAGCAGTGGTGCGTTGGATGGATCGCATTGTCCTGGACGCGAGTGACGGGGAGCATACACCTTACATCAGTGTCATTGACCAATATGGAAGTGGAATCAATGACTATGCCTTACGTATGCGCATAGGCGAGCTGTGGGGCAGTTATGGGTACACATCATCAGCTTACGGAATGGCTGCCGGTTCCGAGACTGGGATATGGGTTGGAGTGGATGCCACAAATGGCTTCCGCATCATGCAGGGAAGTACACCAAAAGCGCATTGGGATACCTCCGGCAACATCACCATCGGGGAAGTAGCGTCGGGAAAGAACAACGTCTACATCACCTCTGGTGGGGTGTATATCCGCAACAACACGGTCAACCGCATTGCCCTGGACGCCAGCGGGGTGTTGACCTTGAACGACACCGCAGGCAATGCGGTGTTCACCTTCAACACATCCGGGGCGGCGGAGCTGACGCGCAAGATTACCCTCCCCGGAACCTCCAGCGCGATTGCCATCGGTGC